ACTGCAATGCAAAAGTTCCAGAAAAAGTATGGTAAGTTGCCAAACATTTCAGATAGAGATTATTTCACAAACTCAATTCACGTCCCAGTTTGGAAGGAAATTTCTCCATTTGATAAAATTGATATTGAAAGCCAACTTACAGGATACTCTTCTGCGGGTTGTATCACATATGTTGAGATTGGCGACAATGCCGTAAACAATCTTGATGCTTTGGAGCAAATTGTTCTTTACGCAAAGAAGAAGGACATTCCATACTTTGCATTGAATGTTCGTATTTCTGACTGTACACAGTGCGGTTATTCAGGATATATTGATTTCAAAGAAAGCTGTCCAGTTTGTGGTGCATCACACGATTTGATTAACGACTATGCTCGTATTACAGGTTATCTTTCAACAACTATAAAACACTTTAATTATGGTAAGCAGAAAGAGGCTCAAGATCGTGCAGTCCACGTTCACCAATTGAAAAATTGGGTTCAAGGTAAAGCTTAATGGGTTCAATTATAAGAAGTAGAAAACCTGCGGATAAGAGGCCTGCAAACGACTTTTATCCGACACCTACAGGTCTTGTTTATGAATTGGTAAAAACGGGTATTCTTGATGGTTGTGAAACCATCTTGGAGCCTGCTTGTGGCACTTATGCAATCTCAAATGTATTAGAGAAAGCAGGATGTATCGTTACAAGCCGCGACTTGATTTATGGACAAGACTTCTTAAAAGATGATTACACAGGACAACACTATGATGCAATTGTAACAAATCCTCCGTTTGATTTATGGGATGAGTTTGTAAAAAAGTCAAAGCAAGTTGATTGTAAAAAGATTGTTATGATTGGCCGCGCCAATTGCTTTGGTTCTCATAAAAGAGTTAAAGAAGGTATATGGGACGGCTTATCGGATGTATTCTTTTTTGATAGGCAGATTGCTTATGATAAACCTGCAAGAGAAGATGGTAAGGCACCTCCTGGGATGTTAGTGACAGGTTGGTTTGTATGGACAAAAGGTTATAAAGGTGACCCTAAGATTCATATAATCGACATAGACAAATGGATTGCAAGAAAAGGTGAATAAATAAAAAAGGCAGCTCAACGGCTGCCTAATTTATTTTATATTTTAATACGCTTTAATATCTTCTGCGATTTGTTGTAAGTCTTTTCTGAACTCTTCTTTTGAATATGACTTGAAATCATCAAGTCTATCAGGTTTCTTTGATGAGAAGTGGATAGGATTTGTGCCAGTAAAATATACCCAATAAAGAATATCATTTCCTTTACAAATCTGAACAGCATCAATTTCACAATCATTTTGGTCGCAGTAATCAATTGCATACTGAACATTCAAGCCGATGTTATCAAATTGAGATGTTCCGCCACCACGAACTCTTAAATGAATCTGATCTTTGAAGTCAACGCCGCTAACTTTATCAAAAGCATTACACATATCAATAACACATTCAAAAGCAGGAGGTAAATCAAAATGATGTGGTATTCTGCTTTCATCAAGTTTGTTATCAGCGGGTTCAGTACTTTCTTTCATTTTGAGTTGTTTCTCAACTTCGTTGCACAATTCATCAAGACCAATAACGCCCAAGCACAAACATCTTGGATTCAAAATCCAAGGAAGCCATTTAAGAGCAGGAGTTGGGAAGCCAACCCAATTTGCTTCTTTAATTAAAAGTTCAGCAAGGTCTTGAATACGATTTGCTTTCTTTTCTTCGAAAGTTTCGCCTCTTATATCAGGAACTGACAAGTCAGCACAGAATCTTGTTACCAAAGCTTTAAGTTCGTCAGCGTTCTGAATACGAACGGCAGCTTCTTTCATTTTGTTTTCTTCAAGTTTGTTTTCAGCAGGTTCTTTGTTTTCTTCCAATGATGGTTCGTTGTCGTTGCGACCGAAGCCGTCTGGGTTAACATCAATATAATCAGGAAGGCCAAATACAAGTTCATAAGTGCTTGAGCCAATTTTGTTTACATAATTTGGATTCAATTTGAATTCCCAGATAGAAGGCTCCCAATGCTTAAGTTCTTCAATCTCATTTTCAGGGCCTTGAATTCCTACAAAGATTGAAGGCATATCGTCATTGTAAATGTCAATGATTTTACAATTAGGAGCCAATGACAAATCAAGATTACGTTTTACCCAATCTTCGAGGTCATCAACAGCAGTAATAGTTCCGCCTGTGTCGTGCTTAAACCAAGATTCATTTGCAACATCAAGGCCACCTTCAACTGTGTCACCTAATGTTTCTGACATATATTTGTTGAAAGCATCTCCGTCATCCCAAAATGCTGAGTTGCCTTCATTATCATATACAAATTCTACCATAATCGTTCCTCTTTATATTTAGTCTTTAATTAAGTTGTACTTTTTCAACCTTAATATAATCTTTGTTGATATAAATAATATCGTTCTTGTTTCTTGGGTTAAAGTCCATTGTTTTTGGCTGAGCGTAAACTCTTAATGAAACATACTGCTTCAACAATGACTTAAGTTTTTCCAAGTCAGGTTTTTCATTACCTGTAACTGATGTAAATCCGAAATATGAAATAGGAATACAGAAGTTACCTGTAAGAGTGTTAAGATTTTCATCCATTGTAAAGTCAATATCAACGCCTCTGATATATTTTGAGTTGGTCTTATAGTATTCAGAAGCTCCTGTTGTGATTGCTTCATATCCTGTAAGATTTTCAAGGCCTTGATATTTTACATAGTTACCTGAGTAATCGACTTCAAAAGGACGGTTCTCTGAAGGTGATTTTGAGAAGTCCTTCAATGTTTTCATATAAAGCTCATCTGTTATTTTGTCAATGTAATCAAACTGAGCAACACGAACTTGTCTGTCCAAGTAATCTGGGTCATCTTTTGGGAAAACGTAATAATGATTAAGTTTTGTTGCAGACTCTGTAGGCTTAGTTGTTGACTCTGAATCTGTTGATATAAGTTTTAACTTACCTGCTTCAATTGATGTTGCACCGCTCTCATCAACACGGTTATCATACAAGAAGAATGTTCTGTTCTTTGTAACTTTGCTTGAGTCGTTTATAAATTCCAAATCAACTTTCAATAAGTAGTCAGCATTTGTTGTGCAGTCCTTAAAGCCTTTATTCAAAAGGTCATTCATATAGTTTTCATCAAAGTGGAAAGGAATTCTGATGATATATTTTGAAATGCTTGGGTCGTTTTCATCGTATGTAAAATCAACAATGTCATCATAATCAACTGTTGCAACTGCTTCAACTAAAAGGTTTACTGAGTCGGCAAACTTAAATGATTTTGCAAGAGCAATAAGTTTTGAATTGTAAATAGGCTCGTTAAAGTCTTGATTGAAAATATCATATTCATCTGCAACAATCTCACGAACATATTCACCAATCTCTTCTTCAGTAAAGTCATAAGATGATGACTTGATTGTAAATGAAGGCACAATCTCAATTAAGTTTGGTTGAATAAACTTAATGTTATCAGAAGGACCTTTCATATCGTATATAGAAGTTTGTAAAGGGTTTAAGAAGTTGTCCTCAACATCGTCATCATCAATTTGTTCACCGTTTGAAAGAAGAGCTGTAATGTTGATGTTATCAGAAATAGTGCTGATTTCATTTGCAACATTTTCAGTAATATCCTCACCAATTGTTGTATCAAACTGTTCTGAAGATACACTTGAGTCTGGAAAGATTTTACAGTGTAACAAGTTGAGAGGCGAGTATTTATCAATGGCATTTAAGTATGCTTTGTTTGTTGCAATTGTGTATGACTTAAGATATGATGCAGGAGCAGCTTCACGGAAGTCAGTAATATCTTCGATGTCTTTACCACCTTGAATTGATGCAATGTTAGTACAAGAAAGGAATGTTGAGTATGTTCCTGTTCTTGGGTCTTTCATTGAATATCCTGAAGGGAAGATCATTGTGTTTATTTGATATTTTGCATCAAGGTTTCCTGCGCTTCCCATTGTCTCAACATAGTTGACATAAATAGTTCCTTCAGGAGGAATTGCGCCTGATATGCCGTCACCAAATTTTATTTTAATACCACTTTCATCTTTTAAGATTGACTTCTCAAATACATTATCAATCGAAGTTGCCATTGAAAGTTTATCAATTTCAGCAAAATATACAGGCTCACCACCTGAAGAAGGCTTGATATAAACAGAAAAGTATTTACAAGAGATTTCGTTTGTTGCGGCATCAACATTTAATGTAGGAAGAACAAAAGATTGGAATCTTGTTGTGTTATTTGTGCGTCCGATAGAAACAGATTTTTGAATGCCTTGCATTACTGGGACTTTAAGATACTTAATTCCTTTCCATCCTCCGCGAGCATAAAAAGATTCTTTTTCAACATCAGACATATTGTCAAAGCCTTTCTTCAATGTCTTTGATGTAACAACTTCAGTTGAAAAGTATTCAGTTCCATTTGCTGCAATAAAACGGGTTCCTTTAGGAATTGTATATGAGTCATTACAAGTCCAAGGTGTTAAAGCGTGTTTTGCTTCAATATCCGCATCTTCATCTTTTTCGATATTATCATAATCAGAAGCAGCATCCAAATCAAAAAAGTAATTTCCATAATACTGTAAGCGGTCATTTCCTACTGGGTCAGTATGTGAAACAACAACATAACCGATAGCAGATTTTGGAAGTTGTCTTTTATATGAAATAAGGTCAGCATTTGCCTGAAGTGAAGAAATGTTCATAGCAGTCTTCCACTTCTTTTCACCTAAAAGATATTCCATATAACGAGCTTCTTCCGCATTACCTTCTGCAATTGCGTCAAGTAAGTTACCTACTGTACCGTTGCCTAAAATGAGAGCCCAATCGCTCTTCATTCTTAATGACGCAATCATTCTTGCTTTTATAGATTCTGTATCAAATCTTTTCTGTCCCATCTTATAAACCTTTTATAATTAGTTTTCAAATAAAAAAGGAGAGCCTAAAGCTCTCCTCAGAATATCGATGTTATTAGCTTAAACTTTTTTAATGTTCTTATTTGACTCCCAAGATGTTTCTTGAGAAAGTTGCTCAAGGAAAATGTTCATATCATTATTGATACGAGCAATTGCGTTGAGATAAATTTTCATTTCATTCTGTGCACGAACAATCATCTTGAAATAAGTGTCTCTTTGGTTTTCTGCAGTTTCATACAAGTCATTTAATTGCAACATTCTCTGATTGTCCTGACGCATTGCATCAAGATCATATCCGCCCATTGAAGAAGCGAACACTCCTGGGAGATTATAAGATCCTGCATTGTTTGCTTTTGAATACTTTGCAATTGTATCACTTCTTTCAACTGCCAAGTCAACAAAGTCATTTGCAGATTCTTTGTATAATGCAACTGACGACTTAAGAGAGTCAATTTCTTTTATACACTTTTCAATGTTCTGTTGCAAGCCTGTCTTCAAAGCATTGATTACTTGTATATTTTTTGCATCCAAGTGTTGTGGGTTGAATGCTGGGTTCTGTTGTATCTGCTCGTTATTCATACGTCTAAAATCTCCTGTGCCAATTCTTTATGAATAGGTAATAAGTCCTCTCTGTTATTTAGCATATAGTTGACATTATTACGCATTCTTATATAATTGCTTTCAGTAGGTGAATCTTTTTGATTGTATAACATATCTGCCAACTTTACAGTCAAAGCTTCATCAGATATACGACACAATTCATCGCTGATATATTGCTCTTTACCTACTTTTTTGATTTCATCTTTGTCGTTTGTAATTTCATTTACGATTGAAGCAACTTCATAACCGAACTTCTCAACCATATCCTCAAAAGACTCACCAGTGTCTTCAAGAACATCGTGAGCCATTGCAGCTTTGATTTCAAGGTCAGAGCCACCGTGTTTCATAACAATCAAAGCAACGCCTTCAGGATGCACCCAATAAGGTTGTCCCGATACTTTTCTTACTGCTCCTGTATCATTATGGCGTCTTCTTGCAAAACGATACATCTGATGTGTTGATTGTGGGAAGTCTTTAATATCTTCAAGAAGTTTGTCGAAAAATGATTCTTTACTTTCCTTAATTGAGTTGTATATACTCTTTTTGAAAACATCAGCATCATAGCCTCTATCTTCAATCTTTTTTGCTATCTCATTTACTAGGCCAAAAGAAGGTTTTGATGAAGCTTTTATTATATCAAAAAGTTGGTCATATTCCCATTTCATTTCTTTCATACCATAAGAACTACAGAAATCTAATTGGTCCATATACCATTGATACAATGCATCTTCTATAGTTTTATAAGTAATTTTTGGAACGTCTTCAATGCCTTCTTTTAATGATGGCCCACATCCTGCTGGCATAGCGAATGAATTCCAACCATAAGGTTTATTATCATCAGCCCATTCAATAGCTTCATCTTCAGTTGCAAAAACTTCACACCCAGAAGAATTACCGTTTAATTCACCGTCTTTATCAACATAGTTGGTTTCTTCATAAAAGTCTTCTGGGTCATAACAACAAGCTAAAAATCCGTTAGATGTGTTTTCCTGAATTCTTTCTTCTGCTTCAACAGCTTCGCACATTCTTTCAAGAAGATCTTTTTCAGCATTGCTTTTATCTGTTGAAATCCAATCTTCATCAACTACACCCTCAATATGCAAGTTGTCGTTGATAATGTCAGGAACTTTTGTCAAAAGGTTCATAATAGTATCATAGTCCCTTTTGAACATATAACAAGTTATGTATGTTTGAGAGGTGAGCCCAATGTTTCTAACTTTCAACCAACCTTTCTTTGTAAGACATTTTGAGAAGTGTTCAAATATCGGACCAGTTTCTTCCATAAAGTCTTCATCGTGGCAAAGTGCTCTTAATTCAGGAACTTTGTAATTTCTGCAAAGAGTTGCAATTTCATCATCAGAGAAAAATAATTTTGGGTGTTTAGCAACATACTCGTGATGTGTCTCATCAATAGGAATTAACTTACCATCACGACTGTATAAGTATCCGCCGTCCTGTCCTCTTGCCATACTTACTCCTCAAGAAGCTTTTCAAACAAAGCAGTTTTATTTTCATAAAAAGGTTCAAGCTTTTCAGCAGGAATTGTATAAGGACGACCTTTACCACCATCAGGAGTAATGATTGCATCTCCCGCACCATTGAAAGTAATATCAGGATGTGGGTCAGTATCAAATTGTGTACTGATGTCGTTAAGTTTGTTCTGTGACTTCAAATATGCAATAACTGCCTTTGTGCCATCAAGTTGTGTTCTTGTTAAAGGTTGAGTTACTGCTTTAACATCAAGACCTGATGTCTTATCGTGTGTCTTACTTGATACAACTTGCTGACCAATGTTGCGAGCTTGTAACTTACCATCTTGAGGGAATACTTCAATGTTTGCCTCGTTCAATAAACTTTCAAAAAGTTGTTCTTTGCTAATTTTATTCTCACAAAGTTTTGTTTCAATCAAATAATCAGCAACATCTTTAGGTTCATTAAAGAATCTTGTAATCCAAGTCCAATTTTCACCTTTATTTATTCTTTTGTTTACCGCATATTGATTTGGATGTCTTTTTTCTGTTTCACGACACCAGTTAATTGTAAATCTTATTGGGTCGTGGTCATCAACAAGCAGTGGTTTTTCATCGTCATACTCATCTGTTTTCCAAACTGTTTTTTGGAGGAGAAGCGCTTTAACTCTTGTCAATTGTAATGCGTCAGGATATTTTGGCTTTGCATCAATATCGAAAATCTCTTCCATTTTATTCATTCTTTTCGTCCTCATCGTTTACATCATCGAAGCTGAAGCCTGATGCGTAGTCTGTTGTATCGGGTTCAAACTCTTGGACTGAAGTATCAAGGTTTGCCAAATCATCTTCTGTAACTTCCTGACCACCTGTCACAACCATTGGTGTTGTCATTGACTCATAGCCATTCCAAGTGCTGTTGTTTGCTCTTTCATCATTATAGATGTACATATCAACAGTATCATCAGATAAGTCATCTGGGTTATTTTGATTTGTGTTGAACTGAAGTTCTGGGTCTGTCAAGTTGTCGCGGAAATCAGCTTCACAAAAATCATCATCGTGACCAAAGCCGCGAGCAGCGTTCTTGTAGTTGATTTCTTTTTCCCAGAATGTAATCATATCAGTAACAGCATCGTCTTTAACATCTTTCAAAACACTAAGATACTTTTCACCTGCTTTCTGAAGTCCTGCAACGAACTGAGGCCAATTGAATGTATCGCCATTAAGTGCAGGCCATTCTGTTTCAGTATCGACAAATTGTGCTACGAATGTTTTGTTTGGAATTTTCTCACCGTTTGCAATTGCGAGTTCAGAGAGTTCATCGGACTCAGACTCAGCCTCTTGATAGAGAACTTCTGAAATCTGATGTATTTTGTCAAAATCATCTCCAACTGCGTGAAGATGCATTGTCTTCAAATCGTTTGCAAGAAGTGTTGCATATAAAGCAGCAGTTGCGTATTTACCTAATTCGTCAACGCCTTCTTCAGTTTCTCCTGCATATTTGATGTCTGATAATTCAGACTCATTCTCTGTCATTTTAAGAACTGTACCTTTTGGGAAAAGGTAATCTTCGTTCATACGAAGCATATAACAGTTGTTTACTGTATCTTCAACAATTGAAACAGCTCTTACAGGAGATTTGATAATTTTATACTGAGGTGTAGGTCCGTGATCTTGAGTAGGATTTGCCTGAATATGTTTTGGGAATTCAGCAAGCTCTGCTGCAACTGTTTCAGGAACAACATAGTTGTCAGAAAAAGAAAAGGCTCTCCTAGGATCCTTTCTTTGATATTTAACAGTTTTATAGTTTGGGTTTACAGCAGTTGCCTGAAATCCTGAGTTTTCAAGAGTTTGATTTACTTGTGGGACGTTATCTTTTTCAACGAATATTTCATCAATATCCATTCCTGCAGGTGGTATAAAACCCAAAGCTTGCAAGAAATTTGGGATTGTCAAATTTTCATCATTACTAATTAAGAACATCGATATTCCTCTTTTATATTTAGTAATGATGAAAGTTGTCAACTTTTAGATTATGGAGTCCTCGTATCTTGCAAGTTCAGAATTGAATGTTGCTTTCATTGACCGCATTTCACGGTTGTAAGTGCCCGCAGTGATATTTAATTCCCTGCAAACATCTTTTGATGATAGTTTGATTTCAGAATCTTTTTTGAGATTCCAAATTGCTTTCTGTGTTGAGTTGAACTTATCTTTCATACAAGAATCAACTGCTTTCCAAAAAGCGTCTTTATGAATTTTTTCTTCATAAAGATTTTCAGGAGACTTTGACTGAAGCTGTTCCATCTGTAAAGCAGCAGCTTTTGTTGCGAAAATATCCTGATGTGTAATTGACCCATCATTTTCACATTCAGTTTTGAAATCAGTTAAGATTTCATTTTTGCACTGCTTAACATAATGACCAACGACATCACGGTTATAGGTTGCAAGATAGCCCCAGTAAGCTGCATAGAAATTCCAAGTGTATTCACCTTTTTTGTTTTTCTTCTGTGGAATTTTGTCAAGCTTAACACAGTTCATAGCTTTGATGAGTTCGGGATAAACATCTTTTTCGTAGTTGTTTGTCATCGCATAAACTGTTTCAGGAGAACAAGCCGTTTTCTGAAGACGCTTTACAAGGTCCCATTTCATTTTATGAGCAACATCCATAAATTGTTCATAACACTGATGCTCCATCGCGACGCATTTTTCTCTGTCGTTTGCTTTTTTCGCATCAACATAGTCCTTGAAAAACCCATAGCAGTAAAAATCTTTATTAACCATTTTGACCTCTTTATTCTTAAATCTATAAAAGTCCTCCTTATATTTATGATAATATAAAGAGGACCGAGAGAAAGTTTACTTTTACAAATTATTTAACCAATCATTGTCAAGATAACAGAACATTATTACTCCAAACAAACCAAGGGAGACAAAGATTATCCAAAAAGCGTATCTTGCAGCGTTACCCATAAGTTCTCTGTCAAGGAAAGACTGAAAGTCTTCAGGAGTGTTTTTGTATTCCTGATGAAGTGTGCATTTTAGAATTCCGCCATCTTCGATATGTGTAAAGGCAATTCCACTTGCTTCGGTTACTTCAGCTTTACAAACAAACCTATCGCTCCCGTGTGTATCTGTTCCTAGGTAACGATATATCTGATTAGGTTCAACAGTGCCGTAAGGGAATGTAAGTCCCGCGAATTTAATTTTAGCAACGTTGTTTCTTTCTGTCCAAACGTGGTCCCAAGTATAATAAACTTCAGTAGTATATGTTGTGTGTGCTTTTCCGTTTACATAATGTGTATGTGGGACACGGCGTGTATGACGAGTATAGTGTTCTTTTTCAATTGAAACATAGGAGTACTGACCCGCAGGTTTTTTGACATAAGAAGGGACGTCAAGGCTATCAAAAGTTACATAACCAATTGAGGACCAATCACCGTAAATAAAAGCATCACGGCTGTCAGAAAAAATACGGTTTTTGAAGGTTTCATCGTCTGTTACCCAAACCGCAGAATTGTATTTTGCATTGTGATCTTCAATCTTTCTATCAATCTTTTCGTAAATACAAAGACCGCCGATGATATAAATTGCAAAAAGTAAAAGTCCAAAAATGACTTCACGAAGAGTCATTTCCCAAGACCCAAAATCAATCAACACTTTGTTTCCACTGTCTTTTCTGTAATATGACATCCTTGACATCCTCGGGTCCCGAAGGACCCATAAAGCTTAGTATAAATTGTCTACTGTTTTTGTTTCAATCTTTAGCGGCGCGCCATCAGTAAAATGTTCGTATTCTTTGATATTGTAACCCTGCATTGTGATGACAGAATTGTTCGGCCACTTTTCAGTGTAGTATTCATAACTTTCAACTGCAGCTCGGTAAGCCTTTTTACTGCGGGCAACATTTTCGTTATACTTCTGTATTGCAACATTCATATCTTTTAGCAGTTCATTTGACATCCACTCAGGCGGATTTTCAAATGCAATCTGAATGTTCTTATCTGTTGCAGCAACATTTCCGCTTGAGCGTAAGCCTGCAATCTGGGCCTGAAAGTCCTTTTCGTTTTCAACACCATACTTTACATTCTGTGAAAGCTGTGTAAGGGAATTGAAGAGGTTTTCCTGTTCAATCGAGATTGTGTCAACCTGTCTTTCAACAAGCTTCTCTCTTGACCTTGCGCCGTTTTCACAACCCTTAAAACCGAAAATACAAGCCAATCCAATAAAGATGACTGCCATAACACTGATGAGTGCTGTAAATCCTTTAGACATTATATTACCTCCAATTCTGTAGGATTATCAAGTAAATTTTTAATTACTTTCCAAGTAAGTTTGTCGGCACATCCATTGTCTTCTGCATATTTACAAATTACAAAAAGATTTTCGAGACGGTCTGCGCCGTACTCGTCCAAAACCTTTTCATAAAAGTTGCCGTACTTAGTCTCCATATCAGACCAAGTGAACTCTGATGTGTCTGCAAAAATAGGTGCAGAAAAAATTAGTATCAAACTTAAAATTGTAATAAGTTTTCTCATAAGCCAAGTTCCTTATTGATTTTGTCGAACATTGCTTTTGACACCTTGCGGAGATTGTCGTAATCACCTGAAGTTGCAGCCTTAAGGTAAGCGTCCTGTGCTTCCTTATTGTAATCTGCATTGTCTGTGAGTTCGAAAGCTGTTTTCATAGCCTGTGAAACTCGTCCCATAATTGAATAAGCGTTGCCTGCAGGTTCAAACTCTGAAGGCATTACAAACTTTCGCATTTTCTTCCTCCCTTTAGTCATCAAGGACAACTGTAAGTGTATAGATTGGGCAGCTGCCACTTGAGTGATTTACTTCGAAAAATGTTATCTTTTTGTTTACCATTGACTTAGGAAGGTCGTTGAGGTCCTTTACTCCCGTGTACAACTTGTTCTTGATTGAGTTGTCTTTGCGGCGTTCAATATGACCGTGAAGACCCTGAACATCAACCCAAACACTGTTCTGTCCTGAAGCTATAAGCCAAGCGTTTGCCTGATGCCAAGCAGCCCAAAGTTGTCCGAAAGTAATTGAATTCATAATCTACTCCTTAATTTCAAATTACAATAATAATATAAAGAGGTTTAATTGGAAGTTTAATAATCAAGCGTTAAACATTTCAAAAATTGTACATCAGATTCTCCGCCGTGGGCATTGCCATTTTTGTCATAAAAGTAACTTGAGTATTGAACATTTGTGATTTTGTATCCGCACAATTTAAGATAAATAACCATAAACTTACCAAGCATTGCAATCTCTTCGCAATCATCCGAAAGTTTATCTTCTGTTACTTTTTCGACTTCTTCATCGTAATGGTCGATAACTTCTTTTCCAAAATGGCCTTTCTTATAAACTGGGATTTTCTTACGACTGATTATTTTTTCAACTGGTAAAGTTTTCTGCTTTACAAACTTTGATAAAGCGTAAAGACCATCAACTTCTCTTGTTTCATCATTAAAGACAAATATGAGTCCATCGTTTCTTTTTAATGAAAGAGCATTGGCCGTGATTATTTGGTCGAGGTTTCTTAGCAATTCATCGTATTCTGGGTGTTTATTGAAATACGCTTCAATCTTACCTTTAGCAATAAGACCAAGCTGATCTGCGGTAATCAATTCAAACATACTGTGCTCCTTAGTCTTCTAAGTCTCCAAAGAAATGAACAACTTTATCTGAATGGCCGACATCAACTGAAATGTTTTTCAATTCACGAAAATTAAAAGGCCTATCTCCGCCGATATCTGCACTGATTGCAATTTTGAAGTCATCAGGCAATGTTTCAATTATGTCCTTCAGTTCTTTTACAGTCATTTCTGCAGCCATAAATTCCTCCTTATTGAGAACAATAATAATATAAAGAAGCAATCCCAAAAGTTCAGCTTTTACTACTAATTTTTAATAAGAGGATTGTGATGTTATCAACAAAACAAAAAGCAAGTTTACTTTATAAGCACCACTTGGGCGTAGGTTCAACAAGAGATAACCGCGAATTTTTCGAAGAGGCAATTAAGTCATCTTTTGTTGTAAGACCTGACCAATTGTGGACTTATTCAGATAGAATCCCAGACGGAACAGATGCAACAGGCGGCTCAGACGCAATCGCTGAAATTATCAACTTGGGCTTGAACGGAAGAGACCCAATCTTTTATCATTACATTTCTGAGGACCAAGATAAAGTGCCTCTCGTAAAGAGATGGATTGATCTTCCTCTTACAATGATTGATAAGGGAACAGATAATGCTTTCTTAATTGCAGATGAAAACGGTGAGCAAATTAAAAACATCGTTCCTTTCAATTATCACGAAGAGTATTACAACTATACACTCAAGACTGCGAACGGAACAAGAATCCCATTCGGTGTAGGTGATTGGCAAGTTGACATTTACTCAGGTATCGTAACTTTCTACGGTGAATTACCTGACGGCGTTGACCACGATAACCCACCACTTTTAAGCTTTTATCAATATGTAGGTGGAAACGGCTTCAGACAAGATACTTACGGATACGATGGTGCAATCCTCCCATTGGACTCTGTTGAAATTGCTGCAGGCTCTTGTGTACTTACAAACGGTTCAGAAAGCCGTTCATTATATCAGCACATCGTTGATAAAGCAAATGAAATACAAGACAACTTCGTTAACATTTTTGGTTTTGATGGTTCAAATAAAAACGAAGGTATTGCTCTTTCTTTTGAAAAGATTATACCTCTTACTTATACTCACAATCTTGATGCTGTAAAAGGTTATGATAAAGCAGCGGATTCTGAAATCGGAACTTTGCTTTCTGATAAGCTCCCAAGCATTGTTGGTGTGCCTTCAACAAAATATGAGATTGTGTTTGTATCTCAAAAGGCTGACCCGCTCGATAAATACACAATCAAAATTGAAAACGGTGTTGCTGTTGCTCACGGTCTTGATGGCGAAGATAAAGACCCAACAACTTTGGCAGGAAATGAGTGGGGACTTTACAAAGTTTGGATTTCTGATACTGCTTTCGTAGTTCTTAAAGTTCTTGAAGAAGGTGATGATACAATTACATTCTCTGTAAAAGGTATTAACTTACAAGAAGAAAAGACCATCTCTTGTTTACTTTTGTATTGGAATGAAGAAGACAGACAGTATCAGCCTTTCTTACCTAAAGAAGACATTCTTGGTAACTTCGGCTTCCCAGTAGTAACAATCAATGGTCGTCTTCCTCCTTCAGTTCAACTCGGAACTGCTGCTCTTGCAACATTCTCTGATGTTATTACTCCTGATTATTACGGTCCTCGTTCTTTCGCTGTTGTAATTGCAAAAGAAGATGGAACTGATATTAAGTCAGCAGATTACATTGTAAAGAACAGAGAAGATTGGTATCTTAATGACATCTTTGCTCAAATACTTACAAGATATACAGAAAACTTCAGAGGAACTGTTTTCTTAAGAGCAGGCGTTTACCAAACAGCAGGTGACCTTGACTTATCGGTATTCAAAAATATAATTCTCGCAGGTGAAAACTATCATACAGTTATCGACTTGCAAGGACGCAATCTTATAATCAGTAATGATGTCGACTCAGTCTTCGAACTTGACCACCTCAAGTTTATCAATGTAGGTGAAGTTCAAGTAACAAGTAAAGGTAACGTCTTCATTTCAGAAACAACATTCCCAAAGACAACTCCTATAACTGTTTACGCATACAACGGAAGCTCAACATACCTTAATTACTTGTCAGCAGGTGACTTGACAATTGAAGGTGAAGCAGACTCTGAACTTATCAATGTAAATGTAAATGGTTGTATTCTTGCAAATGTTGCAATCAATAAAGACAAAGTTTATTTGAAAAACTCTTCTCTTAATGAATTGTCAATCTCAACTGATAAGACAATCGTATTGAGAAGCAATGTTATCAATAAGCTTAAAAATAAATACAAAGAAACCTTCATTGAAGGCAATATGATTTTCGAGTATTCAGGTATTGCACCTGCTGCTGCAAATCAGATTCCTGTAGGAACTGCAGCTGACCACGAAATCATCAACTTCAATCGTGATACATTGACAACTACAGGTCGTTTCCCAATCTTCAGTAAAGATGACGCTGTTCATACAAAGTATGCGGAGTTTGCTTCTCCTTTCAACTATAATGAAACATACAACATAATTGAACTTCTTTACGACCCTAACACAATGAAAATTGTTGATGGCAAGTTGACTACTGCTTTGTCGGCAAGTCAGATTGCTATGGACGAAGAATCATTTGAGAGACACGAAAACTCTGGGCTCCCTGCAGTTCATTACGGACCTGAGAATAATCTTAATGATGTATTCCGTCACATTTACAAATGGAAGGCGGACCTTGACCCTAACGGAAAAGTTCCACTTCAGGAATTGCCTGACTCAGTTGCTTACGGTGGTTTGCTCTTTGTAGGTACTTGGTCTTTCGAAAAGAATAATGGTAATTACCCAACATTCCGCGATGCACAAATAAATCTCAGTGAAGATAAAGTTGTAAATGAACTTCAGCCTGGGTGGTTCTTTATTGTTGAAGAAGCTGATGACTTGACAGATGAAGACACTGATGATGATACACCTGTCGCAACTCAAATTGCAGTTGACGGTGTTGAGTTTACAGCAGGTGACTGGGTTGTATTTGAAGGCGCAGGCGAAAAGTTTAAGAAAGTTGATTGGAGCAAAGCAGTAACTTTCAGAACTAACGGATACGTTATTACAAACAAGAATGCTCTTGCTGAAGTAGGTTTTGCAAACATTTTCCAAATCCTTACTGAAGAAACAATTGATGAGCCAATGCCTGAGAATTGGAATGGCGACGGATTCTTGACAATAAGAAACGGTATCGTTGAAACAATTGCAACAGACAATGCATCTCTTAGAGAAGAGTTGGCTGCAGGCACTGATATTTCAAAATATGATTTGGAATGCACTTACATTGAAACACAAGGCAGTCCAAAATGGATTAAAGTTGACCGTGCTTACTCTGACCCAACGTATTCACCTTTGCCATATTACGCAAAAGTACCTCATATCACAAACCTTGATTGGTATTGGAAGCGTAACAGAAATGCAGGTGCTTTGGACCTTTCAAATAATACAATCATTGAAGCGTTCAAAAAAGTTAACGACCAATTAAGAAAACTTGAGCCTAAGAAGCCTGCCCATATTAAAGATGTTAAAGTTGAGTTTGATAAAGATTATCCACAGGTTTCATATCGTAAATGGGTAAATGGAAACATATCTGCTCCTATAACAAAATATGACACAACTGACCTTACAGAGTACAACTTCAAAACTGTTACTGATGAGAATGGAAACAGAACTTACAAAGAATTGATTTTCTTTGGAGACAAAGCTCACATCACAGTAAAGATTGATAATGAAGCACACGAGTTTGACATTACAACTGAGTCAGAAGCACAATCTGATGATAAAGTATTTATATCTGCTCCTACAGAGTCAATGACTTTTGCGGACCACGGTGAACAATTCTGGAAAGGCTTTTATGTAACATTGAAGAATGACTTCATTGAAGATGGTCAGCACACTGTTGTAATTACACTTGATGATGTTGAAGTTGTATATGATGATGGCACAGTTGATACTTATCAGTTCAGCAACTATAACGGTGTTTCAAACACAATCGTTTATGACACATACAAGCCTTACTTCCCAAGTGTTCTTAGATTGTTACCTGATACACATATGTCATACCCTCAGATGACATTAGCTGAAATGTCAAAGAGAGATGCTTGTTCAGGAATTAGAAAAATCAATCTTGCCAACTTTAAGAACTTCCCAATTTCAGAGTTCATTGTTGAAAAAGTTTATAAGGATCTTGCTGTTCCTACAGGACCTCTTGCTGAACTTGAGGTTCTTCTTAATGACAGCATTCCATTCTGTGATAAGATTGATATTTCTGATTATGTAACACTTGAGGCAAACACAGATTATCCTGCTGCTTACAGAGACTTGAAAGTTGAAGACTTGATGGTCCCAGTAACATATGAAAATAAGAATGACATCTTGCCTGAAAATTGTACTTTGGACTTCTATTTAACTGTTTACGATTTGTATAACGAGCCACATCGTATCAAGATTCATACATATACAGGTATGCGCTTTGACCCAACAGAAGAAAGTGAAAGATGTTCAGCAGGCGACTTCAACGAGGATTCATTATTCAAGGATTTCCCAAAATCATTTGGTAAGACTTGGGTTTCAGATTCTCAATTAAGTGAAGAACTTTATAAGATTGGTGAACTTGTTGATGGCAAACCTGTAGGCGTTTATCAGCAGCCAACTGAAGTATATAATGAAACAGTTGGAAGCAACATTTGGACAGGACAGAAAATCGGTGAAGAGTATTATGGAACGGCTTGTTTCAATATAGGACACATCACTGATGCAACAGGATTTACTTTCAAAGTTGAAGGCTTACCAAGTGATATGTCAATGTACAACTTTGATAAACTTTCAGGAACAACAAATGATGTTCTTTACCAAGTTTGTTTAGTTGACCCTAATGAAATTGACCGCTCAAACTCAAAAGTAACATCATTCTTGGATGCAAATGCTCCTTATGATGGTTTCTCAAAAGTTGATGAAAAAGACTTCTTATATCCTGTAATGTATGCGGGTAATTCAACAGCCATTGAAAAGAGAGTAACTTTCGGAAGAAAGAAAATCCTTTCAGGCGATGTATATGTAAGAATTGCAATTAAGAAAGACTCAGGTCTCCGCTTTACAGGAATTAAATTGATAGAGGAAATATAATGGACAAACAATTTACATCAAATACTGAAGATAAGCGTCTCAACATTGAAGAGCCTGAATTGATGATGGGAAGACATATTCTTCCTCAACAGATTTGGCGTGACGGCGCTCTTATCCCAGGCTCACCTGATAAACTTGAGTTCAGTATCCCTGATGTTGAAGATGGGTTGTTAGTTGCATATTCATATTTCAAAGATGGTATGACAACTCACCCATTGGTAAAAAAGATTGAACGATTGCCACTTCAAAAAGTAAGAGGCACAAAAGATACATACTTTAATAAAGACTTAATCAACTTAATCGGAAGAGAATTTGATAGTGACCCTAACGATAAAGCAAAGTCTTGGCAGTACACAATTTATTCAGGAAACACTGCATTAGCTTATGATGCAGGTAAGCCTATTATTGATATTGCGACAGGTGTATTAAGATTTCGTTCAGAAGAGTTTGTTGCAAATATCAAAGATGATGAGTTCTTTATATCGTTTTATAAATACATTGGACGCACAGGCTTCTTAGGTTCAGAAAACAATGAACAAGATGTTTATGGCGGTATTGATATTCCATTTAGAGACGACATCAAACACTTTAAGGATGCTGATAATGATGAAAGAACAGCAACTTTTAGACTTGAAGGTGAGATAGGAAACACAATCTATGTATTACCTAATGCAGCTGAAGTTTATGATGGCGCAAACATCGTCGTAGATGAGTATCAACAAACAACATCAATAAACAAAAACTTGGGTACTGTTATGCTTCAGGAAAATTATCAAGAGATTGACTGGAACATTGGTTTGCATAACGGCGGCGTTTGGTTTGATGATGGCTCGGTAAGAAAGAACTAATTTTATAAAAGAGGAAATTAGATGGCTTCAAAAATACAGTTAGCGAGAGGTTCTCTTAAAGGTAAACAAAAAGAAAAGAAACTTTTACCTTCAGAAATGTTCTGGGTTGCAAGAACTTCAGACCCTAATAACAAAAATAATGAATTCACTAAATGGGACGAAGGTACTTTATATGTAGGACGGCCATCTCTTAATCTTGAAAGACCTAATGAAGCACCTATTCCTATTGCAGGCGCTCGTACATATTTTTCAGTTGTCCCAAGAGGCAATCTTTCTTCAGAGTCTTCAATTGAAAGTAATGTTTTCCAACACGCAATGGTTGGTGATTTATATGTTTGGTTGAATGATGCAAAAGACGGTTACTTCCATAATGTTGATGACTTCCGTAAAGATGACTTGTTGCTTATTGTTGATAACGGTGGAGACAGCAACATTTCAGATGGCGGCATAATTATTGACCACTCTTTAATCAAATACATAAGAATCAACTCTTCAGGTGGTTATGCGGATGATGTTTACTTTACACAAGATGGTAAAGAAGACGGCACTCCTTGGGTTGACTTCGACGCAACAAATGTTCAAGACGCCTTACTCGAACTTAATTGGGAAAAACTTATTTATAAAGGTGAGATTGCAACAAATGCGCAAATCCCAGTTAAGCCTACAATCGGTGGCTTGTATCTTATAAAAGCAGACCAATTGACATTCAATTCAGGTAAGGACGATGAGTTCTCTCCTGACAAAGGCGACTTTGTTTATTGGAAGCAGCCTGTAAATACAGATGTAACATCAGGAACTTGGGTTCAGATTACAAGTGGTTATACAAATGCTGATGAGATTGATTATTATGACCACGATGATGACATCGATCTTTTTATAAGTGGCTTATACTCAACATTTGACCAAAGACATAAAGACTTATTCAATAATGCAAGTAAGAATGTTCGTGATATGCTTGACTTCTTAATGGCTCAAAAAGCCCAACTTGATGAACAAGGAAAGATCCCATTAAGTCAAATGCACGATACTGTTCTTGGTAGTTTGCAGTTCAGAGGCGTTTGGAATCCTCTTAATAAGACAGTTGACATTGCAACTGAACTTGATACTGTTGATGGAAAGCAAACTCCAAAAGATCCTTCGATTATCAACCCTCTCCCAGGCTGGGCTGCTTATGAAGATGGCGATACATTAGATAAAGGCAATTACCACGGTGTTAATCACGGTGACTATTATACAGTACAAACACAAGATGATATTCTCAATCTTCAGTATCACTTTGACTCAATTGACTTTGAATTAAACACAGGTGACTGGATTGTATTCTGTGACTCTGATGTTCTTGATGGAACTTCAGCAGGTTCATCAAATACAAAGCACGGTTTCTGGACAAAAATTGATAACACAGACCGTTTGTCTGCTATGCAGTATGTTATTGATGTTCAGAACAAAGATAACTTTTTTGTAACACACGAGATTGATGAAAGTGTATTGACATTAGTAGGAACACCTAAACTTAAAGGTCAGAATAAAATCGGTCTTGAGTTCTTAGGCAATAATACAGTTGCAATCACAGGTCGCGGACTTATTGACCAACTTGAATATGAAGACCCACTTCCAAACTTTATACCAAAATATGATGGCACAAAAGGCACAATAAAGAACTCTTATATTGAAGAAGAGGACGGCACCTATACAGGACAAGACCGTTTGGATCATATGAACGACTTTGCTTCACAGGCAAAGACAAGATTCCACTCAAACCTTGAAGTAGGTAATATAAATGAATACCGTAACACAAGAACTTATGGTGATATAACATTGACGCCTCATATCGTTGATGTTGCTGATACACAAGATTATGTTAAATCAATTTTGAAGTTTGAAGTTGATGCCTATGATGGTGATGAACTTAAGAGACGAGTTGTCTCATTAGTTGCTCCTGACGGCGGTAATTCTTATGGCATTGATGAAGATGTTGCAGACATTGAAACAAATGTTATGCTTCCTGAACATACATCAACTTTAGTCGGTAAACTTGCAGGAATTGAGTTTGAAGTTGGAAGAGTTCTTAAATCAACAAAAGAAGGTTATGCAGAAAGCTCTTCAATCGAAGAACATAACAATGATGAAACAAACACAGGTAATGTTCACGACTCTGTAAGTAACGTTGTTGAGTTCCATTCACAGGTTGCTTCACCTATCAATCAATCTTTTGAGTATTACTTTGGTGATTGGAACACAGGTGACAATCAAGGCTACTATGATAACGATGACTTTGACGATGATGGAAATATGGCAAACAGATGGGGCGAGAATAAAATTCTTGCTCGTCTTGTAAAGAACATTCATCAAACTCAATCAAACATTACAGTTATGTTGCCTTGTGAGTCGGGCGTTCTTATTACAGAACAGTTTATTGAAAATTTGTTTGGCTCTGATGATGATACTTACTTGACAATGTTTGGTAAGACAAAAGAGTCACCTTCAGGAACAAGAATAAACACTTTACAAAAGTCGCCATTCCGTATGATTGATAATGCATTGAGAACAAGACTTCTCAATTCACATATAAACAAATCTTCAATCGAAGAAGAAGCTGCAATGCAGCAAAGCATATCTGATAGAATTGCAAACAAGTATGCACCTCAAGTAAGAGATGGTTTGTTCAAGCCTTCACTCGAAAGAGACGCAACTTTGGTTGCAGAGACAGACATCGTAGCAGGTGTATTTGACAAAGATGGTAACATCCTCACAGATGATGAAGGAAGAGTTATCGGAAAAAGATCAGTTGTAGGTACAAATGCAATCGGTGTATCAGACCCAGAATATGGAACAATGCTTCTTCACGGCGCAAGACGCAACTATCCTGATGCAGAACAGTATCGTGACCCAGCAACAGGTTTACCTACTGTCCCAGTTGATGTTGTAGTTGATGCACCTAATGAAGGTGGCGTATTGATAACAAGCGACTCTGTCATAAGCGGCGGAGTTTGGTAACTAAATATAAAGAGGAATAAAGATGGCTAAGCATTATAATAAGATTCAGGTCGCAAGAGGAGATATAAATAATAAAACCCCTCTTCTTGGTGAGTTGTTTTACGACTATGACAGTAAGAGCGTTTACATTGGAGCCAAAAATGGTGCAAAGGTAGAATGGAAACGCTTCGGTGGTTTTGATAGCATCGTACTTAAAGGTACAATTGATGATGAGAGATTTGGCGATTTAAGTGGCCTTCTCCCAGGCGATGCATATATTGTAACAGACGCAATCAGCGTTAACCAGCCTGAACTTATTTTTGATGGTGAAGGTAATGTATCAAGAGGTAGAAACTATCGTACATACGATGACTTCTTCAAAGCAGGACAGATTATCGTTTACTGTGCAGAAGACTTGAGCGAAATACCTAATGCTGCTGTTTTAGACTCTAGCACAGGCGCAGGTTTTATTCCACTTTCAGGCGGACAGACTGCATCTGACATTGAAAACGATGTAAAGTTCCAACCTACAGCTGCAGCCGCAGATGACGTTGATGGCACTACAGGATTGAACAGTGTTCAGTCTGCTCTTGACTACTTGTTTAATAACAAGATGGAATATAAGGGTAAGTATGATGAAGTAACAATTACTGCAAGCAACATTCCGGAAAATCCTGCAAATGCAGAAGACGCAGTTATTGCTGCTATCGCAAATCAGTACAACCTTAAAGCAGGCGAATGGATAATTTATAACGGTCCTACAAAAACTATTCAGGTTTCTGGATTTGACCCTTATGTATTAAGAAAGAATACAGCAATCATTAAGTCTGCAACTGTAAAAGCAGGCATTGACAATACAGCAGGTCTTGATACTGTTGTAAGATGCTTCCCTCTTGGCGCTGCTGATGCAAACGATATTGAGTTTACATTCAAAGGTTCAAGACATTCAGAAGAAGCTACTTCAAGTGTAAATACAACATCTATCGCGGGTGAAGATATAAAACTTGAGAATGATGAGAACGGCACTGTTGATGCAAAAGTTGCATCTGTTGCTCAAGCTCTTGATGTTCTTCATCAGACAAAAGCTGACTTAAATGCTCAGGGTAAAATTCCATTATCTCAGATTCCAAATACTTTCGTAGGTGCTCTTCAGTATATCGGTACTGTAACATTGGCAGACGGTGAAGATGCTGTAAGCAGTATGACAGCAATTGAGTTTGCTCAAGCAATGAGCAGACTTGATGCAGATGACTCAATGGAAAAAGAAGGCGAAGGTGAAGGCGCTGATATAGAAAAAGGCAGATTGGATAATGGTGACTATGTTATCGTTAAAGTCCCAGGCTCTTCAAAAGTTTCATCTACAGAAGATCCTGATGATAATGAAACAACACTTAAGAGACAGGTTGCAATCGTAGATGATGAAGGTAATGTTCTTTTCCGCGTATCTGAAGGTGACCACGTAATTTGTAACAATGTTGTTTATGGTGACGATGGAAACATCACAAGTGTTAAACTTGACCACCTTGATACATCTTCAAGCGTTGATGCTGTAAATGGAATCACAGCTGAAGTTGATGTTGTAGGCAGTGTAAGACAGGGCGTAAATACAACAAAGAAAGTTGTATCAGCTGAAGAGGATTTACAAAATTATCCTGAAGTTGTTGTAAGTGTTGACAGAGTTGCACATCAGATTAAGATTACAATCCCTAATGCAGTTCTTGCCCCTGCAAACTTAGGTAAGAACACAATCCCAGTAGGAAATGGTGATAAAGGCCTTCTTAATTCTGAAGTAAGTGTCAACGGACAGGAAAATGATTCTGCATATCATACAGACGATGGAACTGATGAATACAAAAAACACAACACTGAACTTGTTGGTAAAACAAAAGATGGTGATGAAGTTGTTGTTGAGTTCCCAGATAAGAGCGGTAAGATGGCTGTTACATCAGAAGGCTCTGGAAAAGAAGATTACATTCCTAAGTATGATGCTGCTGGAAACTTAATTGACTCTGATGCTTCACAGAATACTGCAAATAAAGTATTCACACTTCACGATGCAGAGGGTAATGAATTACTCAAAATCAATTATGGTGACCTTGCTAAGTTGTTACAATTTGGTGCAGGCGCTGATACAGTTACACGCCGTTTCGACGAAACAGTAGAAGGCGTTAAATACACAGAAGACAGAAACTATGATGAGAACATTCATACAACACTTGATGATTGTTCTGTCATTGACGGTGGTGAATGGTAATATAATTTAAAAAACTTCAGGCGGGCTTCTTGCCCGCCTTTTTTATTTGTTATACCAACAAACGCATTCAATCTTATCTTCGAGTTCTTTCGGGATTTTATAATCAACCGTTTTATGGTCGTCTCTTATAAGGCCTGAGTCACTAAAGCCGATAATATCACCTGCACCCATTTCACATTTTACGCGAACAGGCTCAAGAACAGACCAAACGCTTCTTTTATCATTGTCCCAACAATTAGGGATTTCTTTGTCTTCTTTGAAAACAAAAACTCCTGAGCCATCTGATGGCAAAAAGCACGAAGAATGAACACAGTCCATAAACTCTTCAACTGTCATTACATCGCCGATGTCTTCTGCCTTTTTTACTTCTTCTATTGTCATATTGTCCTCAAAAGAAAAACGGGCCGTTTCCGACCCGTCTTTTATTAGTTTACTGAAAGTACTTTCATCTTCTGTATCTTTGAAGAAGGAGTTCCGCGGCAAGAGTCAAGCAAAGCTTTTTTACCGTCCATTCCACCCCAGCAGATACCGAACACATCTGATTTCAAGGTGTTGATTATTTCAACCCAGCGGTTGAGGTAATCTTCGAAGTCAGAGATTACGAACAGTTTGTCTGCATCTGACTTAAGATACTTCTTTGCATATTCAATACCTGAAGCAATCTCTGTTCCACCGCCTCTGTGGATTTTGTCTTCAAACTCATTGAACTTGATGTCGTCAACGAGGTCAGTGTCCCAAAGAATGATTCTTGAATTGTAACCAAACTTTCCGCGGTATTTCTTCAACTCTTTAAGAAGAGCTTTAACCAAGTCAATGTCAACTGAGCCTGAAACATCAATTACTGCAATCAAGTTTCCTGGGCGGTAAACCTGCTGAATTGTTGTTCTCATTCTCATTACACCGCCTGAAGTCTTACCTCTGTTGTAGTTGTAAAGTGGGTCCTGCTTTTCGTAGGTTACCGCATTACCAATACAACACTTCTCGATGAAGCTTCGAACTTCTTTATCAAGAACACGGTTTGTTTCAAGGCCTTCAGCATCTCCACGGCCGTGACCGCTTCCAATTCCTGCGCCGAAGTTTGCTGCTGTGTTTGCAGGTTCCCAAGTATCATCATCACTTTCCTCAGGACCATTTTCTGCGGCAGCTTTTGCTTTTGCTTCAGCTCCCTTTTTGATGGCTTCCTTAGTTTCGTTTGATAACTGTACCTGCTTTCTCTGGGCATTTTTGATAACTGAAGCTTTAATCTTTCCTTCACCGTTACCGTTACCGTCTTTCTTTTTCTTATCTCCGTCACCTTTTCCAGAGCCGTCTTTCTTGTCTTTACCTTTTGACTTTTTGTCAGACTTTTTGCCGTTGCCCTGTCCGTCTCCGTCCTTTTTCTGTCCGTCTCCGTCCTGAGGCTGACCGTTGCCACCGCCGTTACCCTGACCTTGTCCTTGTCCCTGACCCTGTGAATTACCCTGACCCTGACCTTGCTGTCCCTGCTGCTGCATTTGCTGCTGCATCTGTTTCAAGGCTTCGTTAATCATCTTCTGCATATCGAGCTGCTGATTAAGGTTGTCCATAAAGTCGTTAGGATTTGAAAGCATCAGCTGAATGTAAGCCTGCCAGTTCATTCCCAGAGGGAAGTTGAAATACTCAGGATGCATTCCCTTGCAGCTTTCAAGAACTTTTTCTGTATCAGAAAGTTCCTTCTTAAGTTCTTCAAACAATTCATCAGGGATTTCTTCCATACGGTTGATTGTTGCAACCATCTGACCTACTGAAATGTTTTCATACTGAACTTTCCAATCATCTCCGCCGCCGAAGTACTTTGAGTTGATTTCCAAGTCCATTGCAACATTTTCAATCTGTGAACCGAAAGCATCAAGCAAAGCTTCGTCATCGATGTCCTCATCGTTTTCGATCTTTGCTTTGAAAGCACCCCATTTTGAACGGAGCTGCTTCTTAATCTGTTCGTGTTTTGTTTTTGTGTCCTTCAAGTGCTGAAAAATACAGTGTCCGTTTTCGTGAATGTCAAGCGGAATTGATGCATAATCAGGAAGGTCAGAAGGAAGAATAATCTGATAGATACCTGTAGGTGAACGAGTTGATGCGGCAGGAGCTTCTCCTAAAACTTCGTCAATGTATTCGTGAACAAGAGTTCCCATCTGGGCTTTAACCTTGTCATAAACTGCAGGCTTTACTGCTTTGCGCTCAGGGAGAAGAGCGAGCAATTCTTCTTTTTTCTGTTCAAGTGTAAGTGTTTTAGTCATAATTTCCTCCTGACAATAATAATATAAAGAAGGTTTAGGAGAAGTTTAATTTTTTGTGAAAATTTATGATAAATATTTTGGTGGAATTCCTGTACTTTTCAGGATTTCTTCTGTTGCCGCTTCAACAAGCAAGTCTTGGGCAGATTTACCTAAAGTATTTTCTATATCTTTTTCTGATAACGCTTGCCAATTAACATTAAGTTTTATGGGTTTAGGCTTAAATTCAAACGATTGTAAATGAACTAAGCAATAAGGAATTTCCTCTCCAATATCAGCTGATGTAATATCTATGTCTTCAACGATATTGAAACAAGATGTGTTATCAAAGAAAGTCGGGTCGATGTTATCAATAATATAAGTCGCTAAAGACTCTGTGATAATTATGTCGCCATCTAAAGACCTGTCAAAGTGTTCAATTTCAAGCTCTAAATCTCCTATGAGCTCTTTGATAGAGTCTTTTGCGTATGGGTGAAACTCTGTAACGTAGTCATCTACATTATAACATCCGAGCTTACCGTTCAATGTTTGTATGTATATATATTTATCAATCATTACACTCTTCTTGTATGTACAGGCGGATGATATTCATCAGGGAGCCCTTCGACTTCTACATTAAGATCTTCTTCAAGTATAATAAAGTTGCAACCATCAAAAATATCAGGCTGCATATCTAAAAGCCATTCACCAAAAGACTTTCTTATTAAAATGCCTGTATCTTTAATGTCACTGAGCGTTATAAAGTTGATTACCCAGTTAACCTCTCTTAAAAGTTTTTGAAAGCTGTCATCATTGAAAGGATGAAAAACAAAGCCGCCAGATAATTCAAAATCAACTTCTCCTATATGCCCGTTGTAAACTTGTATGTGGTTGAATTCCTTTTCTACTTTATACAATCTTAATCTCCTTTCTATCAAAAGCTTCAGGATAAAAATTGATAAACTCTTCAAGAGTTCTTTGTTTAATTATCACATTAGTTGCAGCTGAAAGCTTATTAAAAAATAACTCAAGCTCAACAAGATCGAGCAAATGGTCGCCCACCCAAATGCTGCCCTCAGAATTTAGGCTGACATCAGAAAAGTCTACAGTTACTGGGCCGCCATCAAACATTCTCGTTCTCCTTTGTAATTATAAGCTCTTTTCCGTCAAAGATTGTTGGTTTTTTATCAAGAAGCCAATCAACAACCTTAGCTTCAAGCACAACGGCTTTTGCTGCTTCAATCTCTTTTATAAAATATTCAGCGCCTTGGTCTCCAACATTATAACAAACTGTGCTGTTTTTCGGTCCAAAAGCATTGAATAATTTAAGACATAAAATTCCATCATTGATTGTGTATTTACTTAAATCGAGTGGGCTTTCAAGATATTTTACACTTTTACCGAAGCCGCTTTCCAAAATTTCTGTGTAAGGCTTAGTTAAACAATTATGAGAGCCTGAAAGAATAGAGTCCATATCGTGAACATAAATATTATGATTTTTATTTGTCAACTATGATTACCTCTTTCTTATCAAATATTGTAGGCTCTTTATCAAGAAGCCATTCTGCAAGCTTTCTGTCAAGTTCAACACCGTGAACAGCATTTTTAACATCTTTTATAAAACCAGATATTGCATATCCTGAAAGCTTTTGCGAGTCACGAAAGGTTCCCATTTCCATTGTCACACATAAATCACCATCTTTATCAATTGAGAATGACTTTAAATCAAGATCATTTCTTTTCGACAATTATAAGCTCCTTTTCGTCGAAAATTTCTGGGTCTTTATCAATAAGATACTCTGCAAAAGCTTTTGTGATTTCAACTGTTTTATGTGAAGCAATTTTTCTTCTTATCTCTTCTAATGAGTTGTCGCCTTCAGGAGAGTAACCTGTCAAATCAACAGTGGCTGCGATTGAGTCTATTATAGGCTGTACCGCACTGAGTTCTTTTTGAAACATCCCACCGTAAGGACCACCAGCAAAATTGCCTAAAAGAGAAAAAGTTTCCAACATTTTTGCAAAATCTTCATTATTCATAATTTACTCCAAAAGCCCCTCTTTCAAGGGGCGCGGTTTTCCAGCTTTTTTACTTAAGCAGACTTTTTGTTGTTGCGGTAGAAGGCAAGGAATGTATCAGCATCAACTGCCTTGTAAGTTCCGCTCTTAATCATATAGATTTTGTTGATTTCTGTTTGACTTACAACCTTTGATGGGTTGCCGTCAACATAAAATGTTCCGTTACGAATACCTGCGCTTACAACAGGATGTTCTTTTGTGTAATGGCGAGTTCCTGAACGAACCTCCAAGTTTACGTAGTAATCCATCTTCAACTTAACATTCATATTTATCTCCTTATCAAACAAGCTTTATAATAACTGCGGGTTTTTCAACCCGCATTTGACTTAGGCATTTACCTCAGCGTAGAAGCTGTAGTTCTGAACAATCTTTGTCAGACCGTTCTTTGCAACCTCAACCTCACTGTTCTGAGGAAGAGTTTCGCAGATTTTTACAAGTGTTTCGAGAGCAGAGATGTCAGCAACAAACTTTGCGTAGTTGATCTTTCTCTGATCTTCAGGAACCTTTTCGCCAAGGTTTGTTTCAAGGAACTGATGTGGGTCCTTGTCGTAAGCATCCATTGCCTGTGTGTAGATTTCACCGAGTGCACGGCGTGTATCCATCACATTTGTTCTTGTGCCATCAAGGTAGAGGCTCAAGCGGTCAACCTTATCAGCAATCTCTTTTGCACCATCGAAGATGTTCTCTCCGCCAGTTACAGGAGCTTCTCCTGACTTAAGGCGCTTAAGCATCTGACGAACTTTTTCAGTGATTGACTTGATGAAAGCTTCACACTGATTTGCATCGTTAAAAGTTGCAGTTCCTGCACCAATCAAACCTTCAACCATACGGTCGATGAAAGGATTTTTTGCTCCGTTCAGAGGAACATTGAGCAAGGCGCAAGCGGCAACTGACTGCTGCAGGTAGTAGTAAGTACGGCCTGAGATGAAGTTGTAAACCTGTCCGTGACGGCTGTAAGTTCCTTCGAAGCAAGAAGCAAAGTCCTTGTTTCTGATGTCAAGGAAACCTTTTGAATTGTCTCTTGAGTCAGAGTAGCATTCAAAAACCTCTTCCATCATTGTCTTAACTTCTTTTGTTGCATTGTCCCAGATGTTTGGACCAAGGCGATTTGCGTCGTGATTGAACTCAGGCCAATCTGCCATACGCTCTTCTTCATTCTGACTAAACTCATCAAGGAATGAATGGAAGTCAGGTGACTCAAGATTGATGATACAGAAGCGGTTGAGAGCAGGAGCAGTAATATCGCAGTAAGAAGGCAAGTTTGACTTGTAGTTTCCTGCTGAAATAATTACGCAGTCGTCAGGAAGTTTTCTTCCGTTTCCGATTGTTCTTTCGAAGATTAAGCGGTAAAGAGCGCCCTGAACAAGAGAAGGACAAACTGAAATTTCGTCGATGAACAAAATTGAAGGTTTGTTGTTTTTCTTGTTTTCAAGGATGGTATTGAACCAAGTTGGATTTTTTGTAATGAGGTAGTCCCAGTCAGGTTCGTTTACCTGAAAACCAAGGATTTCGTTGTTTTCAAAACCTGAGCCGATAAGGGAAACAACTTCGTAACCCTCGTGAGCAGCGATTTCTCCGACGATTGTTGTCTTTGCAATACCTGGGTTTGAAAGAAGCAACATCGGAACCTTGTTTTTTGTCATTCGAGTAACCTCGAAGCCTGTGATGATTGTGTCTCTAATGTAATTCTTAACCATAATCTAACTCCTTATTAACGATTACAATAATAATATAAAGTGGAGTTTAGGAAAGTATAAAAATTTTAAGAAATTTTGTGATTTTTTGAAAAAATACGGATAACAGCTTTTTGTTACCCGTAAAAGTATTTTAGTTGGAATGCTTTGCAAGCCATTTTTCTTTTGTCAAAACTGTACCGTCAGAATCATAAATAGGCGATATGCCAAACTGATAGCCACTTCTTCTATAAATATATAAAACGCCTGTGTTCCTATCCATTACGATTGCAGTGGAAGTTTCATCTCTACTGGCCTGCACAAGTACTTCTGGGTCAAAGAAGTCTGTAAAAGTATAAGTGGCTGCTGACGCAACACCGTTTGATGAAAGTGTTTTAACTTCTGTGGGAGCATTACAAGCTGTGAATAAAAGTGATATTGCTATGATTGCAGCAAAAAAGAATTTTTTCATAAAAACCTCCGCCTCCCGAAGGAGGCATTAAATTACTCTTTTGGGGTTATTTCATTTACCAAGATTGAGTTGTTGAAGAACTCATTTCCTGCTTCTTCAAGATCAGCGTATTCGCCGCTGCGGTATTTTTTAAGGAAGATTACAAGATTCTTGTTGTACTTATAACGATACTGATTTGATATTGTGTTACCTTTGTTATCAATCTGAACTAAGATTACAATATCTTTCCAAAGAATAACTTTGTCAATGCGCCAAAGCTTTTTCTCTTTAATACGTTTTTCGTACTGTGGAAGTTCCTGAATACTCTTACCTTCTTCAACCATTAAAGCAAGTTCTTCTTTTGTAAGCTTGTGTTCCTCAGTGATTGTTTCAATCAAAATAGGATAATGTTTCTTTTCCAAAAAAGACTTGATGTTGTGAATAAAGTCTTTAGGCTCAACATTAAAATCCCAAGGGAAGAAGTACTGCATACCCGTATTCTTATGAATAACAAATACGCCATCTTCACCTTGATGAACTGCTGTTTTAATCGAAAGAACACAAGGACACTTTTCACAGAAGCTCAACAACTTTTTAACGGTTGTCTGCTTCCATTTGTCTCCGTTTATATTCTCCGCAATCATTACGAGTTCTCTCCGTTTTCGGCTGTTACACCGCCATCAATCAATACACACATCGAGAAGAAATCCTCAGATGCTGCCGCAGGGTCTTCCTGTTCACGAGCTTCCTGCCAATACTTAAATGCCTTTTTAACATCTGCAGGTTTACATTCGTGGTCTTTTGCAAATTCCTTAATTCTTTCAGACTGCTCTTTCTTCTGTGTTTTAATCTTCAACTGAAGAGAAGCATTTGCCTCATCAATATCATCAAGAGCTTCGAACAATCCAACAAGTTTGTCATAAGTTACATCAACCATTTTTTACACCTCTTTGTAATTTTTTACTGCGTCTTTTGCAGATTCATAGATTTTCTTTGCCATTGCTTCCCAAGCAACTAAGGCATCCTTTTTATTCAAAAACAGACCAACTGAAATGTCGTTAACTTTAATGTCTTCGACTTCTTCAAAAGTTCCGTCTTCTTTCTTGTGTTGTTTTTTGATAGGAAGATACTCTTTCTTTTCTTCATCATAATATGCAGCTTCGACATATTTAGCCCACACACCTTTACTGTTGTTAGGTGCATCTACATAGCCGCGGAAAATGAAAACGTTGTTTGTAGTTTTCCCATCAGCGTTATCGTAGCAGGCAGAATAAAGAATGTCACCGTCCTTCAAATCCTTGAGAATGTCTTTTTCGACATTGCTCTTAAGACCAATACATTGCTTCATTTTGTACCTCTTTGTTTTTCAAGTCTTTCTTTGTTTAATCTATCAACCGTCTCATCAATCAATTGTTCATTTAAGATAATTGATTTTTGAGAAGTTAGCCACTTTGCTTCACGACATTCTGTTATCGTTTTGCCTATCTTAACTGGGACATCACCTATATCTTTTACGCCCTTATCAATAAAAGGCGGTAAGATAAACATATGACTTTGCCCTAAGTTATGTTCTTTAATATAATTCTTCCATCTTTTTAAGGATGTCCAACCTGCGAGGTCATTATCAATTACAAATACAGTTGAACTAAACTTTGATAATAATGCAAACTGTCTTCCTGAAATTGATGCGCCGAAAACTGCAGTTGAATTTCTGTTTGTAAAATATGGGTCAGTACGAAGGACTGCAAGGTCCATAATACCTTCCATAAAAAATAAAGTTTTTGTTTCGTCAAGCTTATCAAGTCCGTAAAGAGTTGATGTTGAAGCGCCTCTTGGATAAATACATTTCTTATATTCGTATTCATCAGGGTTCTTCCCTTGTCTTATCAATTGATTACGAAAGTATTCTTCTCCATAAATGTCTCTACCTTCGCAAGACATCAACTTCCCTTTTTCATAAATAGGAATAACAAGACGCTTTGTAAAATACACCCACTTATCTTTATTGTTAGGCTCTTCTGTATCATATGACTTTGCCATTGCAGCAAACATCATTTGCATTTTCTCTGCAGTTTCAATTGGAATACATCTTTTTTCCAAATACTTAACTGCATCAGCATTATGCTTTACTGATATAAAAGTTCCATCAAGTGCAATATGAACTTCAGGCTGTACTGTCAAGTCTTCTTCAGTTTCTGTTTTAAATGGATTTACAAAAGTAGATTCTTTCTGGGCTTCCCACGGAATTCCAAGTTCTTTGTTTATTGAATGGCCACACAAGTCTCTAAACAAAGCACGGAGCTTTCCTCCTTGTCCGCAAGAGAAGCAATGCCATACGCCATCCTCAACATTTACTGAACAAGATGGGTGACGGTCCTGATGATATGGACAGTGGCACATAATTTCATCTGATTTAATACGTGTTGTCATTTGCAATCGCAACACTATTTGTTCGTTAATCTCTCTTTCTGTCATATAGCATATAAAACTTAACTGTAATTATATATTAACCTAATAAGGCTTATAGCCACCAAATTTATTTACATTGTAAACGATTGTGCCTGAAAACTTATTATGAGAAACATAATCACCCATAGTTTGTTTAGAAAGACGCTCTTGAACTGGGGTATTGATTGTGTTGATAAATCTTTCACGAAGAGCTTTATCTTTATCACCGTCTTTTTTAGCTTTTTCAATATCATTATGAAGCTGCTTGATATTGATTATATTATCTTCTGACTTAATATTGAGTTTCTTAATGTCATTTTCACAACGGTCAATTAAAAAGTAACAACCATAAGTTGTGCAAGCTGTTTTAACTGCTTGAGCCATTTCATCGTTCATAATAAGTTTGATGACTTTAATAAACTTATCAATATTAAGCCACAACTTAATTGTACCGTCATCAATTATTACGCGAACATTATTTTTTACTGGATTGGGTGTAAAGATTAGAAAGTAAAAATCACTTAGAATCTCCTCGGTCGTCTTTTGTGACGTCGGAGCTGTTGTTTTCTTTTGTTCCATTTATGGTTTCCTTTTTTATACCTAACTTTTCTTCTTCTTTATCAAGCATATAATTAAATACTTCTTTTTCTGAGATTGAATCTGTCATCATAATTCCTTATTTTTTGGTACATATAATTAGCACCTTCTTCAATAATTGAAGCTATGTCATAAGGCTTATCATAAAAGAATTCATCATAAATATTATATGCTGTTATACCAAGTTGTTTCAATCTCCAAACAACATAAAGTTCAAGAAAAGACTCAAAATAAAATACTGCACTTGAATGGTCAGTACCCTCAAGCTCTTCGACTATGTTGTATAATTTTCTCCAATCGAGAAGTAAGTTTGGTCTGACATTTGTAAGATAACTTTCATAGGCTTCACTGTTACCATAACGAGCTCTTATGATGTCTCTGTTTGAATAACAAAAATCGTTAAACGACTTTTCAGGTGATTGTCCAAAACGAAGACGCATATGAATTTCTTTCATATAATCTCGAGGCAAATACATACCTGAGTCTTCATTCATTCTTTTCGACATATATTCATAAAAGTCAAAGTCTTCATTTCTCCAAATACCTGTATGCATTAAATGACTAATACGAGGAACAGCGGATTTAATATCATAACGGTATTTAAGATTGTTTTCTTTACACCAATCAGATCTATCTGTTGTGTACCCATTCTCAACATCATCTTTTTCAGTTTTGATATATTGTGAATAGGCGCGGCCTGATATTTTATCTTTATTGCATTTGAAACGAATTACTTTTTTATTAAACTCATTCTTGCCTTCGTTGTATTCGTTCAACATTTTTTCAAAGTCATCGATAGTTCCTTTTGTGAAATCAACTAAAGACTCTTTATTAAAATTATACACAAGATTTTGATTAAAGTTTGCGAAAGCAGAACGTATCTGAACTTTCTGTTTTTTATTAAAAACGTCAACTTTAATATCTTTTGAAATATCTACAACAGTATTAGGCTTTTCTTCAACTGAATGTGTTTCAAGATATTGATGATACTCTTTTGGCCAAGAACGAACAATGCCGCACTGATTAAGACCGTATAATTTTGAAAAGTTTTCATCTCCGTGGCCAAATTGATAATGATTATTGATTACATAAACAAGGCCACATCTTTTAAGACCTTCAACCCAGTTATGCATTGTTTGAGGGTTGCCTATCGAGATGCCTGCTTTCGCAAAAGTATCTTTCGTAAAGAAGATACCTTTATTTTCTTTTACATCGTGAATGTTGTTTGTTGAAGCAAGAAAGAAAAGTAAGCTTTTTAACTGAGCAAGTCTTTCTTCAACTTTATATTTGATTGGAAAATTATTGATAAGATATTCGTCAGTATACATCTGACCTGAGTAAAGCATAGCAAATGATTCTTTACTGCTTCTATACTTTACTGCTCTATCGTATTCGTTCTTGATTAAGACTTTAAGCTCAGTCACCTTTTAACCTCTGTATAATTGATATTAACCTAGCAGCAATTAAGACTAGGTGTTATCAACCATACGTCCGAGGGTTTCAGCGTAAGCTCCTGAATGTGGGTCCCAATTTCCAAGATCCTGTTCGTGGTTTTCACCATTTGCTTCACGCATTGTCTGTTTCCAGTCAAAGCCATCTGGATCTTTCTGATTAACGAAGTTATCAAATCCACCAAGGTCAACACCGAAGTCAGCTGAAGCAGATTCCTGTACTCTTTTCTGCTGTGGTCTATTTGCAGGCTGCTGACCTTCATTAAGGCTGTCAAAAGAAAATTCTTCTTCAACACCGTTAATAATATTTTTAAGCTCAGTATCAATTCCCTTAAGTTTCATCAATACTGCTTTAATTCTTGGGTTTGACATATCTTTGGCGAGGGTGCCGCCAACTTTTGCGAGTTCTTTTCTTGCAAGTTCCAAATCTGCCATATATGAATATCCTCTTATTTTTATATTAACACATTAGTCATCAAAGTCATTGATGATACGAACTTCTCTACAACCTTTGAAAGGATATGGGTCAAAGTCAATCTTAACACATTTCTGTCCTGGGAAGTTCTTTTGAACATAATCATAAATGTCGTCGATTGTTTCAAATGTCACGCCTTTTGCTGACTGAGAATAATACTCATCAGAGTATCTTGACTTAACATCAGTTACAACATAATTATGTTTTGGGTCTTGCTGGCAAAAATCAATAAGTTCTTGAATGTGCTCGCGCTCAAGTCTATCAAGTCTTTCATATTCTGCTTGTTCGTCTTCTTCTTGCTCTTTGTTGAAATCGTCCAAATCATAATCTGTAACTTTGGCTTCATTCAATATATTTTCAAAAAGTTGTGTCTTGTCCATATTTTCTTCCTTATTTTATTTAGTTCAAAAATCAAAAGCGGCAGCCCATCAACCATTTGAGCTGCCGCAAAGTAATCAAAATAAAATAATCATAATCTTTTGAACTTATCCGGAAAACCATCATCGGATTGTTATTATCCTAGGTTTTTCAGAACGGAAGTTGGTCTTACAAATTGCCTCATTCCTCGTTCCATACTCATAAAATATCTATAAAAACTATAAGGACCGAGAGCAACTAAGTAAAGCCTGAATGACAAGTTTGAGTCTCCAACCAGCTTCCTCCTTTTGAAAGTCTAAAGGTTAGGTTGTGATGCCCTGTCAGAACGATACGTTCTATGACTCTTAACGACATTATAGCAAGATACAGAATTGCATAGACTAACAAAACGCTATAGCAATTTATCACAACCATCATCTCCCTTTGAAGTATTTCGCGAACTGGGAATTGAACCCAAACGAGCCTTTGCATTACTCTTCGCAAAAGGTATGTGTACTTATAAAGATTAACGCCGCCGTTATGTAAAACCAAACACAACATACCAATGGACTTATTAACGCCACTTTTGGTTTTCTTTTTTCCACTCACTTCGTTTTCGACAAGTGTTAAAAAACAAATGTACGCAGGTGACAAAGCAGACCCAAACTTTAAGGGAATAGTTTTAGAACCTCGCTTTCGATAACACGGTAGCTACGAATCCGCGGACTATTTTTGTGCTTGCAGGCAGAGCTCGTCCATCTCTTGAAATTATTTGTCGTTGGCATCTTGCTGCAACAATCTGCCAGCGTAATTTCCTAAATTATATTAACATTACCAAAGAGGTATGTTTTCAAATTTGTACTCAAAGCCTTTCTTTGTCTTTGCGTACTTGATTGCGGCTTTTTTAATTGCTGCAGTTGAAGGATAGATTTTTGCTCCCCATTTTCCTGAGTCAGAAGTTATCTGAACAACTCCTGTTCTTTCCTTCCAACCTTCCCAACCGTAACGATTGTCTTCATATCCTGCAGCACGAGGAGTATGTGCCTGAGCTTCCTTGCGGCTGTCGTAAATATTCTGAATACCACAGAACGAAAGTCGATCTTCAGGCTTTTCCTTGCCTTCCATAATATCTGAAACATAAGCGTTTACATCGCTTTGTATCATTTCATTCAAAGTTGTCTTTGACTGACGAATAACAACAGCAAAACGACCTGCTTCAATATTGTTGTTCGCCTTTACTGTATCAATAATCTGCTTGATATAATCAGCATTATCTTCAAGAAATTTTGCGTCCTGAGCAGCTTTCTGAGCCTTGATTGCCTCGCGGCGAGCATAACCATAACGATGAGCCATAAGTTCCTCCTTATCGAACTGTTTACAAAAATAATATAAAACGAAGTCGAACAAAGTTTAAAAATTATATAAATTTCCTTCTTATTTTCCTTTTTTTTATTCCCTCCATTATAGTTCAAAAATTATTTTGACATTTTTTCGTATTTTGTCAAAGTGTTTAAGTAAAAGTTCTTTTTAAATGTTTGCAACTAATTATTTTAATATTGGAATTCGCAAACCGTGGAAGGCGAAGCCATTATTGAAAAAATAATGTGTAAAGTGTGCAATATATGCTATTTGAACAAAACACACAACACGAGGAGATTTTTACAATGAAATTTACTGAAGCAGTAAAACAGTATTCAGAAGAGAAGAAGGCAAGAGGCCTTTCTCCAGTTGTAAATGCTAAAGAGATTGATAAAATCCGTCAGCTTTACAAAGAGGGCAAGTTCAACGAAAACGCTGAACCTGAAAAGACAGATGCAAATGCAGAAGCAAATGCAAAAGAAGAGCCAAAAATGAATGAAGCTCAGAAAGCAGAGTTTGAAAAAACTCTCAAAGAGTTCCGTGACTACAAAGAGTCAAAAGGAATGGGACGTGGTGTTTCAACAAAGCAGAAGAAAATGATTGAAAGAACAATCCTTTGCGGAACAATGACAGCACCAACTGTTATTAAAGAAACAAAAGATGAAAAGACAATCATCGCTGGACCTTCAACAAAAATTGAAGAAAACACAAAAACTTCAACAGAGCCAAAGAAACTCGACGAAAACACAAAGAATGAAATTCGTTCAAAGATTCTTGAAGCACGCAAGAACATCTTTGTTGCAAAGACAAAGTTGAATGAAAACGATATGATGGGTGCTGCTGACGCAACACAGGGCGCTATGGACGCAGTAAATGCTGCTGATGCTGCAATTGCTGATCCTGCTGCTCAAGGTGCTGTTCCTCAGAACATCGTTGATACAGTTGCTTCACTTCAGACAACTGTAAATGACCTCGCAACACAGTGTGGTATTCAGCCTCCTGTTGATGTAGGTGCTGACCCTAACGCAGGTGTTCCTGCTGTTGATGGCGCTACACCAGATCCTAACGCACAGGCAGGTGCTGCTCCTGTAATGGAAGGTCTCGAGTCAACAAAAGCTCGTCTTGCAAAACGCGAAGCATTGCTTAAGGCAATCAAAGAAGGCACTGCTGCTCCTTCAAACGGTCAGGATGCTATGGTACAGGAAATCAACTCAATGACAAATCCTCAGGAATTCCATAACATTGACAAAAACAATTCTGAAGAGTTGGTAAAACCAACAACAAAGAAATCACCTGAAGCTGCAAATACTTGGCCTACTGTAAAAGGTACATACAAGGAATCAGTTACAGAAAAAATGATTTCTGACAGAATTGCTGAAAACGAGGACCGTTGGGACTTCAACCGTATTCTTCGTGAAGGCATTTTAGGCTAAAAATAAGGCAGGCTTCGGCCTGCCAATCAATTTAATTTTTTAATGGAGAATACGATGGAAGAAGTAACAAATACACTCTTGGACTCAAGAGATATGGTTGGCGAGGTAGAGTCAATCCTCGAAAACCCACAGTCACTTCCTGATGATTTGCAATATGATTCTAAGGAAGACCCAGAATACACAGCAAACGCTGCAGAGATGCGCGAAGCTTTCTGGGCTGCCTATATGACAAACGGCGTTGATAAGATGGAAGAAGGCTTCTCTATCAAAAACGCTATCAAGGATTATGTTACAAAGAATGGCGGAAAGATTGATGTAGATGGATTTATCGACTCTTTACCTTCAGATGTACCAACTGCAAAATACTACAAAACACACCGCGATGTAGCAGAACAGCAATTGAATGCTTACTTGGCAAAAAACCCTATTGCTGCATCAGCTGCTGCCGCAGAACCTGCTAAGCCATTTTCTGCTGATGACTTAACAAACGACCTTGCAAAAGAACTCGTTACTTCTGGTGGTGATGGTGTTGATGAAGTTATGTCAGCAAAAGATTCTGCTGAAGATAAGTTCTCAACAATCTATTCAATCGCAAAGACAATTTTCCAAGGAAAGGGTATTAAACACCACGCTTTCATTTATGGTGACCCTGGAGTTGGTAAAACATATTCTGTAAAGAAAGCTATGCAGGTTGAGTTCCCAAGAGGCGCACTTTCAAAGAAAGGCTATTCTATTGAATGGAACTCAGGTGATATTGGTAAAGCTGCATCAAATATGGTATCTTTCTTCTATAAGAACAGACAGAACAAAGTAATCGTTCTCGATGACTGTGATTCGTTCGTTCTTTCAAAAGACCAAGCTATTCAGAACCTTCTTAAAGGTATGTTGGACTTGGATAACACAGAAAAGAACCCTAAGTACATTACAACACCTGCATCAATTCGTAATCTTGCATCAAAGATTTTGGCAAACGAAGCTAAGTCTGAAATGCACGAAGGCGTAGAGTTTTCTATCGACCAAAAGCAGCTTCTTGAAGGCCGTTTGGTAATGTCGATTGAAGGCGAAGAAGTTTTGAATGAAGCTATCGAGCCTGAAGAACTTAAAAAGTTTAAGATTGTTGAAACAAAGAAACCTGTAAGAGAGTCAAAGAATGTTCTTGATACAGGCGACTACTTCGGTCTCGGATTGATGAACGAAGCTGTTGTAAATGATGATGACGATAACTGGGATGGTGAATTGTCAGAAGAAGATCAGGAGCTTGCAGAGCAGCTCAATCAGGTTGACAATGATTATGAAGATGATGTTGAAATTCCTCCAAAATGGCGTTTCACTTCAAGACTCATAATGATTTCAAACTTGAGAAAATCTGATTTGAATGATGCAGTATTGTCAAGAACACTTTCATACGAGTTATCTTTAACTCAGGAAGAGTTCCTTGCTCGTCTTTCTGAAATCCTTCCAAACCTTCTTACTGATGTTGAGACAGAGTCCTCAATGGAAGTCGTTGAGTATGCAAAGAAAGTTGCTTTCGCAAACTTGATTGCAGCTGTTGATATTGCAAACCACGGCGGAGCAGTAAAAGGTAAAAGAGTTATCATCGACCAAAAATTGCAGTTCCGTATTATTGCAGAACTTGCTGGAAAGTGGATGCAGCGTGCTGATGACTATGCTGAAAAGAACGGCATTACAACTCAGGACCGCTTAACACTTGATAGAATTAACAACGACATTAAGATGAACTTCTTCGTGTTCGATGTAATTCCATCATTGAAAGCATAAACTTAAAAAGTTGATATAACAGGCGTTGCGTTAAGCAACGCCTTATTTTTTGCTAATTTAATATGAAAACAATTCTTCCACATTTTGAAAATAACATTCATACAATTCAAAAGACTCATAAGCTTCACCCATTTTATGTTGATGAAATGGAAGAATATATTGACAACATAGACCATCTTACAAATCTTGATTGTGCTATAAATGCAGCATTGAGACCTCACGGTCAACAAGGCACAAAAGGTTTTGCTGATGGAGAACGATTTGACTCTTATTGGGAATATGCTTTTTATTTATATCAGAAAGAATGTAATGCTGCAGTTGTCATAAGAAATCATACGGACAATTTTCCATACACAGATGAAAATGGCAAACTCAGAAAGTTTTATCCTGACTTTATTGTAAACGGAAATTATTATGAAGTGAAAGGATGGCTTCGTCCATCAGACCATTGTAAGATGGACCAAAACCCTAATGTGAACTTTGTTTTTGGAGACGATATTAAACCGATGGTGCAGTGGTTGAACCAACATCATCCGAAGTGGCGTGATGAATATCAGGAGTTGTCTTAGCCTCTTCAGCGTCTGCAACAACTGGAACTATTGCGACTTTTGATAAGAAACCTTGCTTTTGTAAAGTTTCCAAATACTCTGCAAGACAAGCCATACAAAACGCTTCTTGCTTTTCTCTTCTTACCCCTGTTGGGTCAACATAATTTATTTTTGAAACAATTACTGCTGGGTTGCTTTTGCAGCCGCCGAGATTGCCGTGTTTCTTACAAAAGAAATTGAAATCCTTTAATACTTTTCCTCTAGGAATTGTAATTATTGTCTTTCCTGATGCTTCTTGTTTTCTTTCCATAATTCAAAATCCCTATTTATAAGTTCTTTACCGTCAACCATTAAAGCACCTTCCTTCTTAAACTTTTCAATATCTTGCTTTGATACTTTGAAAACAAGATTTGGATCGTGGGCTTCAATTTGTTTCTGTAAATCAGCTTCTTCTTCGTTAATCATTTTCAAGCCTACAAAGAACAAAGTAAAGTAGGCTGTGTTGAGAACTAAAGTTATTGCGGCCGATGCCCATACAGGAAATCCGATTGCACCGAAAATCCAAAATATAAGACAAAGAGCCTCAATAATACCTATGCCAATAAAAAATCTTTTATTTATCTGATACATCTCTTTCCATATAAGCAAGCTCAACTTTTACAGTTGCAATTTTGATAAGGTTGTCATTTACCTTACCATCGACTACAACTTCCGGAGGCAAGTCGCCATTATCAATTAAATCCTTCAAAAAGTATCTTGCATAGCCTATGGCTTCTTCTTGAGTTGAATTGATATAAGGAGCAGAAAATTCAAAAGGGATGTTGAGCTTTTCTTTCTTAAACAAACCTTTACGAATTTCTACTTCATTGTTGTAAATAATTTTTACCTGCCAATACTCAACTTTAGGCTTATTATAACGATGTGTAAGAATGTCTCCACCTGAATTGTTGAATTTCCAATTGTTCATTAAAATCTGAACATCGTCAAGACCTTTTGTTATTTTTTCTTGATGCATTGCTGCAGTCATAGCAGCATTCATTTTACTTGGCATTAAAAACCACCTCCATAATTTTCATCTGTTCTTGCAGATACTTCATCTTTTGGTACAAGGTCAATGTTTTGTGCTTCAGGAGAAACTACACATTCTGTTGTAATAAGAATACCTGCAACTGATGTCGCATACTTAAGAGCAGTCTTTTCAACTTTAAGTGGGTCAATTACACCTGCAGCAAACATATCTGCTTCCATTTTTTCGTTCTTTGCATCATAACCACTTTCATCTTTTGTATCGTGTTCGATGCTTGAAACGATATATGCATAATCTTTTGTAACTGATTGAATAATCTGTGTTGCAGGCATACGACATACATCAAGCAAAGCTTCATATCCTGCACGATAAGAATCATTAGGAAAATCTTTTTTATTGTTACGAACATCACGAGCTGCTTTCAATAATGCAGCTCCACCGCCTGGGACAATACCATCAGAAATGGCAGCGTTTACTGCACAAACAGCATCAACATAACGGTCATACAATTCTTTTACACGAGTTTCAGTAAGTCCGCCAACTGAGATTGTTGCAATACCGCCTGTGAGCGCAGCGATACGTTTGTTCATAACATTTACTTCTTCTGTTGATAAACCAACATCTTCGTCAGCAAGTCCTTTTTCAATATCAGCTTTGATTTCAGCAACACGAGCATCGATAGAATCATCATCTCCCGCGCCATCTTCGATAGTTGTCTTAAACATTGTTGATTTAATTGAACCGCAAGTACCAAAATCTTTTTCGCAATTAAAATCTTTGAGAGCTTCTCTGTCTTTGATTACTTCAGTTCCTGAGATTACTGCAATATCTTTAAGACGTTCACTCATATCAATTGAATTCACTCCCGGTGCTTTGATAAGAGCAAAGTTGGCTTTTCTTTCGATGTCCATTCTTGTACACATATTCTCAAGGTCTTCATCAAAAGACTCTGCAATAAGAACACAAGGCAATGACTTACCTAAACAGTAGTTGAGTAGTTCAGCAGCATCATCAAGAGAAGGCTCAAAATCAAAAACTGCAATTTTTGGATTTTTAACTTCGTAAGACTCAGACTTTTTATTGTTAATCATACGACCTGCAGTCAAACCTGTAGGCCATTCCATTCCATCAGAAATTGAAATGATTGTCTTTCCACTTTTGTTATGTGAGTCAAGAACATTTACAACACCGCCTTCACCAATTGAAGTAAATGCTTTCAAAACATTATTACCTACAACTGGGTCATTGTTTGCTGAGATTGTTGCAACTGATAAAATATCTTTATCACTTGTGATTACTTTTTTATATTTATCAAGTGCTGCTAAAACGTCTTCACAAGCAGCATCAAATCCTTTTTGAATTTCAACAGGCTCTTTTCCTGAGTCAACTAATGAAACACCTGACTTACAAAGTTCAGCACCAAGGAACTGTGTTGTTGTTGTTCCGTCTCCTGCCTCACTGTTTGTTTTTTCGCCTGCTTCTTTAAGAGTACAAGCACCACAATTTTCAAGATGATCTTTCAACCAAATTTCTCTTGATACTGATACACCGTCTTTTGTATATACTGGGTGGGATGTTCCACGATAAAATGCAACACATCTTCCTTTTGGGCCAAGGGTTGCTACAACTGCTCTTTCAAGCTTTTCAATACCAACCAACATTTTATGACGAGCGTCAGCACCAAAAGTCAATACTTTATTAGACAATTAAAACCTCCGAATTTATTTATTTAGCAAGTTGTTCGATTTCTGAGTCAAACTTATCTCTTTGTTCTTTCAAAGACATATAATGTTGAGCAGCATTTTTAATACCACTTTTTATTGCAACATCTTCACATTCTGATTTAAATTTATTGTATTCTTCCAATGCAGCTTCATACTTATCTTTAAGCGTTTTAAGAAGATAAATTCTCTGTTTTTCTTTTTCAGCACCTGCACAATCACAACTCATTTTGAACGCCTTTTTGTCAAAAGCAGATTTCATTTTATTGCCGCAATAAGGACAACGAAAGAACTCTTCTTCTGGGTATTTCAAAAGTGAATAAGAATCATTTTGTAAAGGTATTACTTGTGCCTCGAGATATTCTTTTCCTGTCATATTGTATATATTAACTAAAAAAGCCGCAGTCGCGGCTTCAGGATTTATTTGTTGGCTTTTGCCTGTTCAAACAGATTCATAACTGCATCACCAATGTTATTTTCTTTTAAGGCTTTTTCAGCATCAAGATTGAATGCTTCAGCAAGATAATGGATAACTGCTTTACTTCCTGCAAGTTCTTTTGGAATACTATTTAATACTTCTTCAAATCTATCTTCAATTTCATCGTTCGTATCTATTGAAGACTCATTAGAGTTATCAATTTCAGTACTATCCCAATCAATGTCAACCGCAATATCGTTGTACATTTTTTCAGCTTCGTCTTTGCTAACTTCGTATTCAAGTTGCAAGTCTTGAACGATTGCATCTTTATTTACACCACGGTCAATCATCATAGTGCAGTAATCAACCGCATCTGCACGATTATCTTCGCCCAGGCCATAATCACTACGAGGCTGTAAGTATTCAGCGCCTTCTTGTTTTTCGATTTCCATTTCACGAAGAATTGCTTTTTGGATTTTTCTGTTGTCAAACAAAGATTCTTGCAATTCGCCATCATCTTGTTCTTTTTTAAGTTTTTCAATTTCAACATCTACTGTTGAGTTACCTGCTTCAATTTGTTTTTCAGCTGCAGCAGTGTTCATTGTTGTCAAAGCATCTTTGATAAATGCCTCTTTATTTGACTTTACTGCAGAATCATCAGAGTTGTCCGCATACTGTGCAATAATTTTTTCTTTTACATCGTCATTTGCTTTTTCAACTTTTTCTGTATCGAAAGTGTTTTGGTAATAATCTGAAAACTGTTTAAGGCTATCCGCATAAGCAGCTTCAGCCTCTTCATTAAGACGGCGGCCTACTTGCTTAATCTTTTTCATTTCAGTCATTAAGTATACTTTACTATCGTCAGAAAGAATATACTTTTTGCCTTCTTTAATGCGAACTACACCATCAATAATATTGTCATTCTTGTCGTATGCGGAAACTTGTTGTCCTTCCATATACTTAGAAAATACTGCACTCATCTTCATAAATAATTAGTTGACTTAAAAGTAAGTTTGCGATATGTCGTTTAATCTTAATATAGGATTATAAGGGTCACCTATTTGTGAACCATAAATGTTTTCAGGATAACGACCTGCTCTTAATTCATTTCTTCCCCAACGACCAATCTGACTGAAACGAGTAACACCATAATTGTATGCAATATAAGCATCTCTTAATTCAGTTTGCAAACTTGTTCTTGTTATGTAACCATAAAAATTATCATAATGATTTAATATGCGAGCATAATACCAAAATCCTACTTCAAGATTTTTCTCAGGGTCAAGCATATCTTGCATTGTATATTTTACTTTATGATTGTCATTATATTCATTCAAACAACCATTCATAATTTGACACAAGCCAATTGCACCCGCGCCTGATACTGCATTTGCACGATAATCAGACTCAATATGAACAATCATAAATCCTAACTTTTTGTCAAGATTGTGGTTATGCGCAGCATCTATGATTAAATAATAAAGATTGACAGCATCAGTGTATTGAAAAGTATTATAAAAATCCCAAGTTCGAGTTGCTTCATAAATTGTCCTAACAATCTCTTCTTGTGACATCATCTTTTCTTTAGTTGTTTCAACATAAATAGTTACAGGCGCATTATAATTGATAACTTTTTCAATCTTAACAACCTCTTGAGGTATTGCTACTTGTTTATATAATTCATTTGCTTTATAAGTTTTGTAGCCTGAATAACATAAGATAGCGACAGCCACCCAAATAATTACACAGCTAATGTGTAACCAATACTTTCTTAAAAAATTTTTCATTTGATTTTACCACCAAGACATTACATCTTTTTTCTTTTTATCTTCTTTTTGTTCAGCCATACATTTGTATAAATCTTCATAGTCTAATTCTTTGTCGTATGACCAAGTTTTCTTAAAACGAATACGAACCCACCAGTACCATTGTTCGTTCTTTTCCATCGGTAAATTGGTAAGAGGATTTATTAAGTTGTCGATATGAGTATGAGCCCAACGAGATAAGTTATAAATGTTGTCAATATCATAAGCTTGATTAAGATAATTACCTACAGGCTCAACGTGGGCGTGGTCAATTTGTGTCAACATCCAAGCAGGAGGCTCCAACTTTTTTAATTCTTCAACTTCCCACGGCAATAATATCATATACCATCTGCAATAATGGCCGTCTCTTAAATCGACTTTCTTTTTGGCCTCTTGCCATTCCAAGTCATCTTTACTTCTTCTGTGCATCGTCTTTTACATAAAAATAAGGCTCTGTCTGTTTTACAAATCCAAGCTTTTCATAAAAGCCTCTATTTTTGTCCTCGGCGTATAAAGTCACAATGTCCTTGCAATAATTATCCATAAACTCTTTTAAGATCATTGCGCCGAAGCCCAAACCTCTGTAATTTATATTAACCTCAAAAGATGAAATATGTGTTGAATTCATAACGCAAGGAACTCTTCTTGTTCCTATTAAAGCAAGCGGCTGTACTGAGTCGCCTTCTTCAAACTCAACAACACACCACTGAATCCAACTGTCATCAAGGTAACAGTCGTCTTTTTCAATTTGCTCCAAAACCAAGTCAAAAGAAGTGTCCATACCATTTTCAAAATAATATGTTAACATTTCATCACAGTTGTTGAAAAACTTGTAGTTCATAGTCCTACCCTCTCTAAAGCCTTTTGAATTGATTTGAAAAACATAAACTTTTCATTAGGCTTAATCTTTGCAAATCCATTAACTTCAGGTCTTTGTCTTCCCCAAGGGTCAGTAAATGTAGAATCACAATGTAAAGTATCAAGTTCTGGGATTTCTGCTGCAAGATAATAAATATGCAAAACTTTTGTAGATATATAATCAACTATACCTAAGTCAACAATGTCAGCTTTTCTGTCAGAAAAGTCAAGTCCTGTTTCTTCACGGCATTCGCGGATGGCAGTATCAAGCGGGTCTTCTCCTACATCCTGATGTCCTTTAGGTAAGTCAAATGTTGTAGGTCCCCATCTTTTACCAGTTGAATGACAACCAAGTATTTCGCCTTCTGGGTTTTGAATAACAAGTGCACAACTTATTTCAAGGCCATCAGGTGTCAACTGATAATTTTCTTCTTCACTTTCAATCATTTTGAACAATTCTTCTCTCATATTATTTAGTCTTATCAACTAATTATAAAATTAACTTAAGGAAAGCATTATGATAGTAAATACTTATTTTGAAGAAATTTTGAAAGAAGGCCATAGACTTCACGAAGATTGCGGTGATGGATGTGGCGGATCTGAAGAGCCACGCTCAGACTGTGGCGGAAGTGGCTGTGGATTCCGTGAATCAGTTCATAGAATGAATGAATGCGGTGGCGGATATGTTGGCTTCGGTGGCTGCGGTAGCAGTTTTTTCGATGATGAATACTATGAAAGAGTACGAGCACAGAGACAAAAGCGTGAAAGAAACATCAAGCGTTATACTTCAAAGTTTATGAAAGATAAAAATCAAGATGACCCTGATTACAAGTACTATGGACGCGCTACAAATGAAGCATTGCATAGCAATGCTGATTTTGATTATGAAAGCTTTTGCAATTATGTAAACAGAAAAGTAGATGAATACAAAAAAGAAGAAAGAAGCGCACTTCTTAGTAAGAACAGAGACAAGTATTATGCAGCCCACGGAATTACTCCTCAGATGATAAGCGCAAAAAAGACTGCACAATCTTATGAAAGTAAAGCAAGAAGTTTGCGTAGAGAAGCAGATGAAATGGACGACCTTGCCGTATCATATTGGGAAAAAGCAGGTGGTAAAGACTTGTGGGCAAACTTCAGATTGCCTCACCCAAATGCAAATGGTGAATATGTAGATTAAAGTCCTAAGTCCTGACAGAATTCTTTGTTTTCAACAAAATCCCAGTCAGGATAAACATTTCCATCAGGCGTTATAATAATATCGTTGATAAACATAAGCTCGTCGTTTATTTTGAATGACGAGTTTTTTAATCCTCTATGATATGAAATCAAAATCCCATCGTAAATGAATTCATTCTCGTGACAAACCATACACCCACCGTTTCCAATGTTGTCTGCAACAGTAAGAAGCTTATCACATATATCATCACGGTTCTTTAATGTAAAGTTGTCGATTGTTGTATAGTCGGCGCGGAGGTTAATCATTCTTTTGCTGCTTTTACCCCAATAACGACAGAAGTCAAGAAACTCATCGAAGTCAAATAAAGGATTGATAACTGTATTTATTCTTATAGGCTTTTGTATCAAATCAATATCTTCAAGCTCTGCTCCGTTAGGAAACTTAAACCCAATGTGTCTTGAGATGTTGATGCCTTTTATTTTAGGCTCATTATTGATGTAATAAATAATCTTGTTTAAGTTGTCAAACTTTGGGAGGGTTGTGTTGATATAAACAGATTTATCACAAGCATCAATAATCATTTTAAGTTCTTCAAGATTTGCTGTTGGCTCGCCGCCTGTAATAACGTATTCATTAAAGAAATCAGACTCATTTAAGACTTTAATTCTTTCTATAATTAAGTCAAGATTTTTATCAATTTTAGAATACATTTCTTTTGAATTACAAAATGGACACTTATTAGTGCAATCAAACGGCACAAAGATTGTGCAAGCTAAATTAGAACGACCTCTCTTAAATATCATATCAATTAGTTTAAAAACAGAAAAGGTAGCCTTTCGACTACCTTCTTGTAAGGGGTGGGTTTATTTTGCAACTTCGAAGTGGCTTAAGAAAGCTTCAACTTTTGAATCTTGATAGAAACAGTCATCATTAGTGCCACGAATTGTATTTACAAATTCAGGCCACATAGAGTAAGCCTCATTGAACATTGCCTGTCCATATCGAAGTTGCGGAAAATGTTTGCAAGCAACGTCCACTCTTTTGTAAAGTTCGTTTAACTGTTCTTCTGTAACTATCATATCTCAACCTTCCAAGTGTGGTGGATCGTGGACTTGCACCACGTACATCCGCCTTATGAGGGCGGCGTTCAACTATATGAACTTATCCACCAAAAAAAAAACACAGGGTATTTCCTCGAGCAAGTTGAAGATTGCCACATCCTATTAAGTTCCTCACTGAACAATTGCGGAGCCTTGTTCATAGCCCCTTGAGGCGATGTAACGATAGAACCCTGTAAAACTATCGGCTATCAAAGTGTTGCCATCATCAAGTCTTCTTTTATGACGTTGTCCCCTACCGTCAAGTAAGCTTTTTGAATTGCCATAAGGTACTACTAAACCCTCGCCTGAATTTGATACCATCTCATACAGGTTATCGGAGGAGGCGAGATTCGAACTCGCGCGGCGTCTTGCGACAACCAGAGGATTAGCAATCCCCCGCCGTAACCACTGGGCCACTCCTCCAAAGTTTAATATATAGCTCTTGGGTGAATTATTGACTCGACATCAGCCTGTGCATTTCTTTGTTGCTGTTGCCACCAATCGCCGTCACCGCAAGTTATATCTTCCCACCAATCTCGGCGTGTAGGCACTTCCTTAATAATATAAGGATATGTAATTGGATAAGGAGGCACCCACTTTTCTTCTCTCTGACCAAACAAAGCTTTCATTACTTCAATCTTTGCTTCATCAGAAAGGTTGCTGTTCAATACTTCTTTACTTAATTCATTCAATTCCATAAAGATATATTAACAGAAAGTCGGCCAAGAGGGACTCGAACCCACACAAGTATTGCTACTTCCAGATCCTAAGTCTGGTGCGTCTCAACCAATTGCGCCACTGACCGATAAAGAGCGAGTTGTAGAGGGACATCCCGCGTTTCCCAATTCCGCCACTACCTAGAACAGGTAGGTGGGACTCGAACCCACAAGCCAAATGGCAGGACGTTTTAAGCTCTGTATAGGAACAACTTTTGCTCAAGTCGGGAGAGAGGGACTTGAACCCTCACGTCCTTTCGGACAGCAGATTTTGAGTCTGCCGCGTCTACCAATTCCGCCATCCCCCGATATATAAAGAGTAAATAACACCTGCAACAATTAAGGTAACGCACAATCAGCCTTAACTGTCCGGAACCGTTAACGATACTCTGTTACTTTAGCTTTAGATAGGCCGATGCTTCACCAATGCTCTTGTCGCCTATCTCTGTGCCGTTTCACCCAATCAGGGCTCCGTGAAATTCGTGGTGCCGACTTCACTTCGATGCTGATTGTATATCGGGCAACCTACTTGCTAGCTACACTTTTGATTGCCTTACTCTTTAATTCGATATTAACATAAAGACCTGAGTCTTTGAATGTCTTTTATCATTAAACCTTGCAATTTTTTCATCAAGCTTATAAGGCGCATTTTTGCCTTTTGCTTTTGTTGCAAAGAAATCATAATCTTTCCAATCAGTCTGTTTCAACTTAGCGCCTGTGATTTCTTCAATAAATAAAGGCATAGGCTTACGCTTTGTTTCTTGTTCATAAAGGAATGAAAGAAAACCACGAGTTTGAATTTGCGCTTTAAGTATTCTCCCAGTCTTTAAGTAATCTTCATATATGTCAAGATTTTCTATTTTTTCATCTTCTGATTTTTTATGTTCAAGTTGAAACTTAACGCTATTGATTAAGTCTTTTGCGTTTTCTTCTCTGTCATTTTGAATGACATAAGTAAATCTTTTGTTGAGAGCAATCTGTTCAGGAGTATACCATTGAACATCAAGACCATAAACTTCACCTGTCTTTCTGTTCTTTGCCCAAAAAGCTGTATATCCGTGTTTCATTTTTGCCCCCTTACTGCAATAATATAAATAGAACGCGGAGAAAGTTTAATCTCCCATTCGTTCTTGTTGGGCCATCGTGGATTTGAACCACACACCAGACGCTTATAAGACGCCTGCTCTAACCGAATGAGCTAATGACCCGAAAAGTTGCAAAGTAGAGATGCAAGATCTGATTCTTCACGCTCCTCAGTTTACACCTCGTTAGTGGTGGCTGCAAGTTTGCCGCATCCCCTTTGCAAGGAATCCTTGTGTCGTCCTAGTGATTTGAGCAGCACTTGCAATACCTTGAGCAGCCAGCGTCCCGTGATGAACGCTCAAATGGCCTCTAAGCTTACTAGGAACATTTTGACCGTGTTCTTTGTGAGAGCACCCGAGGGGAGTCGAACCCCCGTGTCAGCCTTGGCAAGGCCGCATAATAACCACTATATGACGGGTACATAATTTTTTAGAGTCTCGAACGGGGCTCGAACCCGCATCTTCCCCTTTTCTGAGGGACGTTGCTACCACGAACTTTACAAACATTCCTATTACGGACCGACTTACAAAATGCGTTTTCTGTTGCAAGTTCTTTAAACTACCGCGACATAAAAGTGAGCCCAGACAGATTCGAACTGTCGACCCATACATTAAAAGTGTATTGCTCTAACCACCTGAGCTATGGGCCCATATAAAAGTAAGCGTTGTCTCGAGAACTCTACTTACTGAGTTGAGCCACCTGGGATTTGAACCCAGAACCCACAGATTAAGAGTCTGTTGCTCTACCAGTTGAGCTAGTGGCCCGTGATTGAACCGTATGGGATTCGAACCCATAACCTATTGGTTAAAAGCCAATTGCTCTACGCAGGTTGAGCTAACGGTCCATAAGAATTGAAATGTAGTTCCATTTAAGCTGGGCACCTTCAATTCCAATGGACTGAATAGAAGGTTATGCCCTCTGTTTCTTTTTCATTTTACAACCTTTAATGTTTTTAGCGGGCCCCGCGGGAGTTGCACCCGCGCCTTTTATCCAATAAAAGACTTACAAAAAACTGCTCTGTAATAACCGCTCTAACTACTAAGCTAGAGGCCCAAGTTAGTCGGCCCTCAGGGACTCGAACCCCGAACTTCCTCCGTGTAGGAGAGGCACTCTGCCAATTGAGTTAAGGACCGTGGCGGGCTGCTCTTTTTTATAAGGCACAAGTCCACTTACCCCTTAGGCCGTCAGTCGACTTATACGTTGCGCTGACAGGTTCTTTTTCCGTAGCTTTTCACACTACAACAAGTTTCGATCTTTGAACGCTCTGCTTACATCAGTAGGTCCCCAACCAACCGCCACCTCAGACTCACTTGCGTATGGGTTACGCCTTCGTCCAAGCTTATAACAGAGATTTAGCCCAGACTTAGGGATTTGAACCCCAGCTAACGGATCTTCAGTCCGCTGTGCTACCGCTACACCAAATCTGGAAATAGAAGCAAGTTGACAACTTTTGCTTCAGTATAGCGGAGGGTGCGAGACTCGAACTCGCGAGGCCCTTTCGGAACCAGCGGTTTTCAAGACCGCCGCAGTAGCCGCTGTGCCAACCCTCCAAAATGTTTGCGAGCAGTTTTACAACTCTTTTGCTCAGGTTGTTCTAGAGCACCGTAGGAGATTCGAACTCCCGCTTTCGGTTTGGAGGACCGACGTGCTAGCCGCTAACACTAACGATGCATAAAGAACGGCTTCTAAAACTGGGCGGAAGCCTAGCAGCTCAGTTGAAGGAATATGATCCAAACTTTTTCGGAGACTTAAGGTTTGTCTGCCAACCTTGTGGACACGGCGGGACTCGAACCCGATAGACCTGAGTGCAAATCAGGCGCCTTACCAATTAGGCTACCGGCCCATATTAGAGACCAGTAGAGGAATCGAACCTCTGCATAGCGGTTTTGCAGACCGCCGCCTTACCACTTGGCAAACTGGCCATAAAAAGTATTCATAGGTTGAGGAGTCGAACCTCATATTTCTGGCAGGAGCGCCAGCGTACATCGATTTCCCCGAAAGAAATCCTCCGTTATACTCCCCTATGAGATTTGTAAGTCAATCCAAAACCCTCGGAACTAGTATGGTAGGGAAAGGCGGTCAAACTTACAGAGATTAACCATTTTTTTGTCAACTGTCAGCAACCTATCTTTAAGATTTGTTGTTGTCAATTTACAATAATAATATAAAAAGTTCTTTTCGAAAGTTTAATTTTTTCAAAAAACTTTCATTTTTTTAGGGTGCCCAACGGGATTTGAACCCGTCCCTGAAGATCCACAATCTTCCGTGCTAACCGCTAACACTATGGGTACAGTCGGCTCGGTGGGACTTGAACCCACACTCCCTTACGGGAACAGCCACCTCAAGGCTGCGCGTCTACCAATTCCGCCACGAACCGAAAAATATGTAAGTCGGCAAGATGGGACTTGAACCCATACGCCTTTACAGGCTGGGGATTTTAAGTCCCCTGCGTCTACCAATTCCGCCACTCACCGTAAAAACAAAAAAGCAACTCTTTCGAGTTGCTTGGGCTTAAAAACAGTTTTTATCTTTTACTTCAACTGTTCTTCCCAAGCTCTCCTTTTAAATGTTTTGCAAAGAGGGCAGAGCCTAATGACACACCACTTCCACACAAGCCAGAAAGCTTTATTACTGAGAAAGATTTTGCTGTCATTTTCACACTCTTTGTAAAATTCATTTAAAAATCCTTATTGTTTATTTAGTGGACCTACCGAGCATCGAACTCGGACCTCAGGATTGCAAATCCCGTGTGCCAGCCGTTAACACCTTAAGCCCATATATTTATTGCGAGTAGTAAACAACCAAATGATGAATTTGAAATAGGAACTACTTTTGCAATATTTTTTATATTTAGTATATTAACAGAAAATGTAAGAACACTCTCTGATAATTTCAAAATTAGTTGAAGGCCGTCTTACAAATTGCGCACAGGCGTGGAGTCGAACCACATCGGAATATGCCACAGAGTATTAAAACTCTAACCCTTGCCCGCTAGGGTGAAGGTCCTTCTTCAACTATGTAAATTATATTAACAGCATTTGCTGAAATATTCAAAATAAAATTGAACAAGGGATAGACTTACAAATTGCTACCAAAGTTCTGTGCTTGGGATTCGAACCCAAATCTTCGCCTTATAAGGGCGACGTGTTATCCATTTCACCAACACATCAATGTTCAATTTTATATTTCCACCGCAAGGACTCGAACCCTGAACAAAAGAACCAGAATCTCCCGTGTTACCAATTACACCACGGTGGAGTAAAGTATTTCCCCGACAGGATTCGAACCCGTCCGAACGGTACCAAAAACCGTTGCCCTACCTACTAGGCTACGGGGAAGTAAAAAAGAGTTTGATTTATTCGGTCCGTCTTATCCGACTTTCACCCTGAGCTTACCTGCAGGACGCTCAAGTCCAACTGGGAGGGTTATAGAGGCTACTTGAGTGCACCGTTCACCTCAGCATTATCTACGCCCAAACTCTTTATCAGGGGCGGCAGGATTTGAACCCACAGCTAGCGGTTTTGGAGACCGCTGTGTTACCATTACACCACACCCCTATTACAAATCTTTTGCAATGTTTTTCAATTGCGAAAGTTTATCTGCATAACGCCATTGACCTTTAAGAAAAGCTGCTTTCAACATTTGAAGTCTTGCTTCATCATCTTTTGGCAAGTCAAACCACTGACCGCCCATTGCCTGCTCTAAAAGCCAAGCTTTTTCAGCAACACTTGTATATCCAAATGTGCTAAAAACATAGTCTACTTCATTTTCAGTTTCTGCTGCTTTCATAGCAGCAATTGTTATTCTTTTAAGACCATCCATAATAACAATATTAACAATATAGTTTGCCACAGGACTTATTTATTGCCAAGTATTTTCAAGGAATGGTGATCTATTCTTCCCGTACCTTATAGGCGCCTGCCGTGTTATTGACAATAACACTTTCAGATCTTAAACAGGTAGTTCAATCGTAACCTTCGCGATTCTGACCAATGCAGTTCGGTTTTCCAGTAATGATACCCTTATACATTCTGCCTCCTCGCTAAATTGTTTATAGGCACTTATATTGTTTTATAAATTGGGTAGGGCTCGAACCTACATCTTCCGGCTTTCACAGCCGTTGCTTTACCAATTGGGCTACCAATTTTACCAGAGACCGACTTATAAATGCGTTAGCTCTAAAAGCATTGTCGTTATCCGGAATTGACTTTGCTTTGCGCCTAGAGGGACTCGAACCCCCAATCTTTCGGTTCGTAGCCGAGTGTCTTAATCCATTGGACTATAGGCGCGAATTGCCCGATGCTCTAGTAACTTCAAGGGTGCTCGTAATGCACACACCCGCTCTCAAGGTCTTTGGCTGATATTGAAATCAGTTGGGGATTTCACTTTCTCCTCAACGCCTTCACCGGTGAGTACGCCTCTGCCTCGGCCGACATACTTGGCGCAACCCTTGCCTTGGTAGTTCAAACAGGAAGCGGAGTCCCCACTTAACCCGCAGCTTATTCAGCCTTCCTACTTAAGTTTGCCTTTGTTCTTAACGGTGACCCTAATTCAACTAGAATTTTCATCAATCGCCTCCACCTAGGTCGGCACATACCTTCTGTGTTTACCACATATAGTCCCACCGGGGCTCGAACCCGAATCTTAGCCTTGAGAGGGCCACGAACTGAACCAGTTGTTCTATGGGACCGAAAAAGCAAAGCTTACTTTCAACTTTTAGGTTTAACTCTTGACTATAAAACCAGTTTTCTTTAACGTACCTCGCGAGGGTCCTTCTGTCTTATGCCCAGTTCAATCTTGTTGCAAACTGGAGACTGCCGTAAAGACACAAGTCGTGAGTCATTCTTAGGCGTATAGATCTTTTCAGCCAAAGCCTTCTCACTTCCTAGGCGTTATTCTTTCAGCTTTGCGTAATCCTCACTCCCGACTTGACTCGTTGAAGTGAGGCCAACAATGTTTAACGGGCATCGGTATTATCTCTGATACTTTTCGCAAATTCGTTGCGTTGAGCAGACTGGACACACTGCTTAACCAACCCCGTAACCCTTTAATTCTCCACCGTGACTTACAAGTTGCACGGCTGAATACTGACCGAGTCAGCTACTGTAGTTATTGATACGATCTCATACAGCTTTTCAAAATCCATCCCATTCTTCTGTCCACCGTCAGTGCTTCGGTACCATTATTTCAGGCCTGTCTGCACAGGTGTTGAGCAGGAGTATTGGTAGAATTTGCAAGAGGAACTTCCTCTTAAGCAACAAGCCTTTATCTCGCTGTTATGTTGAACGGGTTAACTTCACTCCTGCCGCCGTTCAACTTTGATTGCGGCTACGCTGGGCGACACCATACTTTTCCCAAGGTGGAGTACCACGAACTCTCCTTCACACGGTCTAGAACGCCGCTGCTCTTGCACTGGGTTTTGAGCTGCCCTTGGGTCCGACTGGAAATGAGGCTATCTTATTTACGTATTAGACTTACATACACCATTGCTGGGAAAGCATCGCTATTCACCTCAAGTCTCATTGCGACTATACCTTCAAACTTGCTCGCTGTCCGAGTTGCACGGATAACTTAACGCAATAGATCCTTCCATTCATATTCACGCAAACGAATGTTTCCTGCGGGTGTTTAGAACGTTTCCTTGTTCGTATGGCGCTGACAGGACTCGAACCTGCGACACCGAGCTTAGAAGGCTCGTGTTCTAAATCCAACTGAACTACAGCGTCAAAAAGTCGTTTGCCATTTTATGTAAAATTCCAAACGCCGCGTATGGTGCGATCCAACCTCTTTTGCGACTTATTATTGCGCGAGGGAGCCCTCTACCCTTGAAAAGCATAAAACTGCAATTGTAAAAAATCTCGAGCTTTCTTACAAAAGCCAGAAGTATTGAGGACAATTCCTGTGACAGGGCCTCAGCCTTCCTTTTAGTCAAAATCCCACCACATAGCTTGTGGTCTGAATTCTGTTTTCAAAAAGTATCTTTCAATCTCTTCGTCAGACGCTTCGATTGAAATCTTTTTTAATTCAATTTTGAACTTATGCTTTGCCTGTCGGTATTGCCACCTATAAGACAATCGCATACCTTTTCTAACATTACCCCAATCTAAAACTGTTGAGGATGACCAATTAACGCCACGAGTTCCGTGGTCTTGTTTTTTAGGATACTTTCTATACATATCCTAATGATATGTCATTGTGTTCTCCTTTACGGCAGTGGCAGGATTCGAACCTGCATACTCCCGCGACCTATATGCGGGCGAGGGTCCAACAAGTTATTCGACTTACATACTGCGGAACCCGTCCTTTTTCCTCTACACCACCAAATGAAATGTAAGTCTTATTGCGGGAGGTGGACTCGAACCACCGACCTTCGGGTTATGGGCCCGATAAGCTGCCAACTGCTCTATCCCGCTATGACAATGCTTGAAGGAATTGAACCTTCCTGCTAATCAATATTAACATTTAATATCAACTAGTGTCCCACGACAAGCATTTACCAACCGTGCTTCTCGTTAACCCAATAGGACTTTTGCTTTATAATTTGGTGCCTATTGTTATAAGAGCTAACTTGCTTCGACTTACAAACTGCGTTCGCAATGAAGCACAGCACTTTGGACTTTCTCTTAAATAAATTATACTGTTGTAGTTCAAATATAATTTATTTGCTGCATTACAGGCATCGTCCTCAGCGTGTAATGGAATCGTAGTTCTTGCGGGGATCGAACCCACTCCTCAACCTTGAAAGGGTTGCGACTCAACCTTTTTGTCCTAAGAACCATAATGTAAAAGAAACCGCAAAACTTTTACTAAGTGTTACACTTTTCCTACTTGCACAAGGATACTCTCACACTCTTTTGGCTTACTGTCATAAACAGCTTACCTTTCAACCCATTACAAGTTCCTGGGTCCGATTTTTTGTAGCGGGACTAGCGAGCATCGAACTCGCGACCTCCTGCGTGACAGGCAGGCGTGGTAGCCAACTCCACCATAGCCCCATAAAAAGGTTTTCTTATCAGGCATCCTCAAATTAGCTCGCGATTGCCAATCAGTCAGTGTCTCTCAGCGGGATTTTGTTTTGAAAGTTCAGCGCTAAACTAACAATCCTACTTTACCTCGGTTAGGCCAACTCTGCCTCCCTATGGCAGCGGTCGAAACCTAGAAATTTAGCTGTAGGAGAGATTCGAACTCCCGTGGGCTTTTACACCTCCGGATTACAAATCCGGCGCAATCAACCGCTATGCGACTACAGCATAAAAGGCGTGTTGTAAAAAACTTTGCTCTCCCAGTTGAGCTACATCCTGCACGCAGGCAAGATGGCGGGACTCGAACCCACAACACAAGTACCATCAAATAGGAACAACATTTGCCTAGAGCTACCTGTAGGACTTGAACCCACAACATCCTGATTACAGGTCAGGCGCTCTACCATTCGAGCTAAGGTAGCATAAAAAACGCGGAATGTAAAAAACAACCAATTTTGTAAAAATAGGAACATTCTATGCGTTATGTATGGGCCGTGATGGAGTTGAACCACCTCAGACCAAAAGGCCAACGGATTTACAGTCCGCCCCGAGACCACCTACGGAATAACGACCCAGAAAAAAGTTTTTAGTCTTTCATTTCAGATACTTACAAAACTTCAGTTCAAGACTTAATGCTTAGCCCCTGAAAAATCTTTCTCCACTATACCGTGCTTGTTTCCTGCAAGCCTTACAGGACAGTACAGCTGCCAAGACTAGCGGGACTGGCGGGACTTGAACCCGCGACCTTCGCGCTGACAACGCGTCGAGCTAACCAACTGCTCCACAGCCCCAGATAAAAAAGAAGTAAACTATGTTGGGAACGATCCAACACCTCGGGTACCCATAACGGTTGTGTGCTACCCACTTACACCAATAGTCAATACCTTTGCAATTCTGATTATGGCTTTTCATCTCTACTTGCTTTTAGTCGACCTATTACGCTTTAGATATGCAAAAGTTTTTCTTCTTATAGTCAGGATGAGAGGAATTGAACCTCCGACCTCATCGTCCCAGGCGACGCGCTCTAACCTGCTGAGCTACATCCTGATAGGTTGTAAGTTGAGGTGACCAACCCTTAAGGGACTTACTGCTCCTCCGAGTTTTTGTCGTAAACTCCAGAGCTCAGCTCTTTACGCATCTTTCTTTTGCCAAGATGTAACCTCAGGAGGTATCGTCCCCAGCGCACATTTATGGTCAAGGCAATGTGTTTCCCAAAGGAAATTTCCTTATATCGGGGTGTGCAGGGCTCGAACCTGCGACCCACGGATTAACAGTCCGTTGCTCTAACCAACTGAGCTAACACCCCATAAAATTGAAAGTTGAATACTGCGAAGGTTGCCGTTATCTATCGTCAGTCCCTATTGTCGTTTCCTATCGTCAGGTCCTATTGTCGTGGACGATTATCGGTTTCTTCAACTTTCGAGTCGGCGTCGGTGGAATTGAACCACCCTGAACCAACTACCCTTTCAACACCTTATCAGAGTGAGGGGATACACGCCGAAAAAATTACCTTCCCTTTATTGTCAAAGAACTCAAGTAGTAGCCCCGCCGAGACTCGAACTCGGATTTCCGCCTTGAAAGGGCAGCGATCTGAACCTGTTAATCTACAGGGCCAAAAGTTATGGATATAAGAAACCTATTGCTAGGAAAGGAATTACCCGTATGCCTTTTAAAGTTTTGTTCAGCTTATCGCGACTGTCCTGAACTAACCTTCAACAGTATCAATTCGTCACCTTATTCTTAAAAGGGCAGGCCACCCAGAATTGATACCATATCTACCTCGCACTGTATCGTCCTCATTTTTTCACTTACTGAACGTTACCTCAGTTACTCAAACTACCCCGACCTTGGAAAAAACTTTAGTGGATCTTACGAGATTCGAACTCGTATTCTGCGGCTCTCCATTGTAGGCCTTAACCGCAGGCCTTCCTTTTAGCTGAAAGACCCAAATGTTAGTTCGTAATTCCGACTTTACGGTTTGAACGATTGCCGTTTCTGCCGAAGCTCAGGCTAACCAATTCAAGTTTTCAATTCCCAAGAAGCGGGTTATTTTCGTGCAGTGAACTACTCTGCCTTATTGTTCTCCTTGGCACCCAACCACAACCTTTGCTGTGGTCCTTTTTGTTGCGGCGGAAGTCTTTTATAAGGTAACCGCCTTCTCTTTCCACCGACTTTAACTCGGCGGAGCAGTTGATTTATTCAACTTTGTCCTTCCTTTGAACTGTATTTGTAACTTGTTTTCAAATTACAATAATAATATAAAAACAGTTCAATGGAAGTTTAAAAAACTTTCATTTTTTTTTGATTTTTTTGTAAAATTGCCCAAAAATCAAAAAAGGCAACCTTTTTCATCGGTTGCCTAGTAAAAAAGCTTTTTCACTCCTAACTAGGCTGCCCCGAATCATAATCGTATTCTCTAGGGTTAATGATGTTTGTCCAAATAGTTGTATTTGGATTATTGCGAGTAATTTGTTCCTGTTCGTAAACTCTTGATAACATCATTTGTTTTCTTTTTCCTTATGAAAATATATTAACAGCAATTTTACTTTGCTGTAGTATTTATTTAGTATATCTTACAAAAAAGTAAGAGAAGTTCTCGCCAGTTTTAACTTTTTCAAACTACAGCCCCACTACCTACATTTGATTTTTGTAAGCCGTTCGAGTAGCATCACTGCTGTGAGGTTGCTGGGACTTTCACCCAGAGTAACGTTTATCGAACTTCGTAATTTTATATTAACACTTTTTAGTTTTCTGCTGTAGGAATTTCAAATCCAAACAACTCTGATAGCTTATCTTTCCAATTAAGGAAATCATCGTTATGGCCGCCATCTGCATAATAAGTTACGCCGTCATAAATCTTATCATAATTTGATAAGAAAAGTTTGCAGAACTCTTCGTTCTCAGGATCGCCATCGCTGGCAATATCATAAAGCTCGTCAATAAGTGTATCAAGCTTTTCGATACAACTTGCTGCTGCTTCAAAGTTGGTCCAAACTCTTGAAAGAATTGAGAACAAGCTCATCAATTGCATAAACTTTTGCTTCAAAGAGTCTGTGTTGATTACATCGTACATATCAGAGAGTTCGCCGCCTGTAATAACTGGGGTGCCATTTGCTCTTTCCAATGCGTGGCAGATTTCGTGTGCAATGTACTTAGGCAAATCTGCTACAGCAACTTTTTTCCAAACAGAAATACTTTTTTCTGAAATGTTGTACTTTGCTTTCATTCCAGTGTAGTCAAAGTCAACTACATTCACAGTTAAGCTTGGATATGAAATGCCCGCATCTTCAAGTTTATCAAGTAAAGAGTCTAAACACTTCTGTGCATCTTCTTGTTTAATCATTTTCTTCTCCTATTTATTTGCAACAATTACTTTTAAGTTTGGCAGGTGTAAAGATCTTGCATAAGCAACATTCTTCATATCATCATCAACAAAAGCAACTTCGTCATATATCTTACAAAGTCTTTTCAAAACATTTGCCTTCTTTTCGGCATCTGTTGCGCCTTCGTAAATATGAACTGCATCGTTGATTGCAGAACAGCAGTCTCTCTTAATATAATTGTCTATACTCTTAAATTCACCGTGGTCATTAAACTTCAAGAACTGACGAAGTGTTTTGAAAATCACTTCTTCTTGAGAACGAGCAGTTAAAAATGCGAGGTCCCAACCTGCTGCAAGATGCGCGTCCATTAAACGAAGATTTTTGATAATAGGTGTGCCCTGCATAATTGACTTTTCAACTTTTTCTGGGTCGCAAAATTCTCTGTAATCAAATGAAACGCCTTTTGCTGCTCTTTCTTCTTTTGAAAGTGAAGCGTCTGGGTCTTTTGCAAACTCTTCAGTATTTAATCTAACTTCTGAACCGTCAGGAAGTTTTTTCCAAATACCGATAACTTTTGGATCAGCCTTGATAATTGTATCATCAATGTCAAGAACAAGTAAACACTTATTACCGTGATTAAGTATTCTTTCAAACATCTTAAGTTTTGCTTCTCTTTTGCGGTATCTTTCGATTGGGAAGTCTTGTACTTTATTTTGATTTTCAGGTGATGTTACTGCTACTTTTCTATGATATTGTCCAGCAACGACAGGTCTTTCATAGTAACCTGAATTGAAACGATTTTCTTCATCCCATTCTTCGAAGTCAGGAACTTCTTTTCCTTTTTCGGCATCGTAGTGTTTACCTACAACTTTTTTCATATGTCTTATAGGTAACTTATTTTTTGTATCTCTTATGCCTTTATTAGGCATTAAAGCTGCAACAACTGAAGGAGGAACTGGGACGGCCTTTGTCTTTACATAATAAACAGTTTCAGCGCCATCTGAAACCTCACCCCAGAAGTTTCTGTCACCTTGGTCGATGTCTTCTCGAGCAATTGTGTATAAAGCTTCTTTTCCTGCAGGAGTTGCTTTCCAAGAATTGGTGTCTTTATCGAAAACTGTTTGTGCGCCAATCAATGAAAGTTTGCGGCCGCCTCTGTTCAAATTATAAACTGCGCAAGCTTCAAGTTCTCCATCGTGTTTAACACATTTAATAAGAGCATTTGACTTTTCACAGTCTGCAATAAAATCATTTATGTTTGTAAATCCACCTGGGCCGCCTGGGAGATAAGCATAGGCTCTGTCGAGTAATTCCCATACATCTTTAATGTTGTCGGCAATTAGGCGTTCTTGTTTTGGATTGTCAGAGTTGAACCACATATTGATGAATCTTTCCTGCAAACGAGTTGACTCATACATATGCCCAGGGTCAAAACCCTTCCAAGTTATTTCAAGATATTGCCAAGCTTGTGATATTGCATCCTGAAGTTGATGCATATCTTTTGCAATCTCGTGTGTGCCGTGAATTGTAAATAAGTTCTTTCCGTAACCAGTTCTGAATAAAGTATTAAACAAATCTTTATAAGAGAAGTATTCATCATTATCTGAGAAAATACCAATCTTACTTGATTTTGTTTCATTGTCGAAATCAGACCAGTTATCTGCGATTTCGTCCCATTCTTTGAAACACTTTTCTTCGTTATAAACTTCTCTTTGTTCAGGATATAAGATAGGAGGAATTGCTTCTTTAGGATTTAAACAAGGATTAAGTAAAATACAAATCTTGTTTGTGTTAAGTGCAGAAGCGTAAAAGCCACCTAAAGATGAAGCAATAATTATATCAGCTTTTTCTGCATCGTTTTTGATTTGTTCAAAAGCTTCTGCAGGTTGCAATAAATCATATGTGTTTGTTGTAATATCGTATAATGAGTCTAAGGCTTTTCTAATGTTTGTTGCAGAACCGCCGTGGCCTGTTCCACCTAAGCCGTGAACATATAATAACTTTTCCATTTTCAACCTTTAAAAATTAGTAAAGCCCCTCTATTGAGGAGCTTTTATATCTGAAATTGTAATTTTTAATCTAAGTCGACAAGAAGGCTTGTATCTTTCATCCAAGCTTTTACTGTGAAGTTTGGCATCGGTTGAAGGGTAGCATCTGATTCCCAAGCATTGTCCTGTTCATCCCAAAGAGCATACCCAATGCCTTTTGAACCGTCAGAGTTTTTTCCGAGGACCAAAACAATCCCCTGTTTCTTGCCCTCTTCCAAGTCGAAGTTCCATTCTGCAGTTACTGTCTTAGTCATATCGGCCTCCTATTGCCTGATTTACAATAATAATATAAAGATATTATTGTAAAAGTTCAGTCAATTTTACATATTTTTGATAAATTCTTCAATTGCAGCAAAATTTATCTTCAAATTAAGTGCTTTTTGATACTTTTTGAAAAAGTTTAAGACAGCCTGTGGGTCGCCTTGACGAATTGCTGTAAGTAAAACAAACTTACTTACTGGGTCTTGTGGAATGTTACGATTGTTTGTAGGCCAATCGTCCATAAGTCCTTGCTGACCAAAGTTTGCTCTGTCACCTGCAATTGAGAACTGTGACTTCAAAAAAGTAAGAAGATCGTCTTCTCCTCTGTTAAAATACTTAATGGCAGCAGGAACAAGCTGTGTCATTTTAACTTCATTCATTCTGTAAACTGCCTCAAATAAGTGAGGTTTAGCTTCGAAAATATTACTCATATTATTTAGTCAACTAAATAAGTAAGGAGTTGCAAATGAGTGAAAAGAAAGCTCCCGAAACTCCTGTAGATAAATATAATAAGTTATCACGGGACCTTAAACATCAAAAGAAGGCACTTGAAACAGCCCAAAGAAATGTTGAAAAGACAGAAAAGTCTTTATCGGAAATCCTTAAAAAGTTGTGGTTTTGTCCTAACTGCAATTCACCTCAAGTTATTCCTAATAAAAAAGAATGCGATTATAAAGTTTTGTCTCTAAATGAAAACGGCAAACAAAGCTTCTATAGATGTAAGTTTGTTCAATGTCATACTTGTAAGCAAGTTGTTATGATAGATAAAGTGTTTATTGACGATGATGACTAAATATATTATGACATACAGAGAAGCATTTGTAAAAAGAGCAAATACACATCAGACACATTTTGAAGACCTCGTACTTCTCGGACCTGATGGAATTGCCGAAGTAAAAGATAAAATTGAAAAGTTTTTGGCTACATCTGCAGGACAAGATGTAGGTATGAATACTACAACAAAGATTGATGGCGCCCCAGCAGTAATTTGTTACAGCAAGTTCCCTGGGTACCCAGATAACTCAATCTGTCTTAAATCATTTGTTGCAAACGCAAATAATGTAATCTCGACAGAAGATGAGATTATGTCAAAATACGGCGACAGACCTTCAATGGCTGAAAAGCTTGTTTATTGTTTGCAACTTGCTCAACTTATTCCTGAAGGAGAGGCTTGGCAGGGCGACTGCTTGTTCTCAACTGATGATAAAAAAGTTGAAGTAATCAGAGGTAAAGAATACATCACATTCCAACCAAATAAAATTGTATATGCTTTCTCTGAAGACAACCCTGGGTATGAAGATGTAAAAAGAGCTGAGTTTGGTATTGCATTCCATACAGTTTATAAGGATGATGGTAACGGCGGTAAAACTCAATCATTCCGTCCTGAAACAGATAAAGTACTTTGGCCAGACTGGGCATACATTATGTCACCTGCTTTGAATGTAAACAAAGACAAGTTTGACATTGACAGAATTAAAGCTCTTTACAAATCATTTGTAAAAGGTGCTGATGAACTTTGCGCTGACCCAGCTTATAAGGACTTGGTAAACAATGAAGTCTTTATGGGTTATTGGAATACATTTGAAAATGCTTCTCTTGCAGATAAAAAAGAGACACAACTTAACTGTGAAACAGTTATCAATGACCTTAAAGAATATATTGCCGAAAAGCAGACAAAAGAATTCCAAAAGAAATTCACAACAATGAAAACTGCTAAAGGTAAGATGGGCGCAATTGATAAATGGGCAGGTGATGTTGCTGAAATCAAAGAGATTATCAATTACAGTAGAGAAACAATTGTACATCTTGTTGAAGTATTGAACGCTGCTGCTGAAATCAAAATGATGATGTGGGAAGGTTTCAAAACTTCAAATCAAGATTACTCGACATTCTATAAATCAAGAAGCCGCGGCATTATTGATGCAAATATGGAAGGCGTTGCAATGTCTGATGCTGACGGAAATATCGTAAAGATTGTTGACCGTTCAGAGTTCTCTTCTGCAAACCGTGACCCAGACATTATGGCAGGTTGGGAACACCCACAAGATAAATTAAAAGAAAGTTATTATTCATCAAGTTGGAGTGTAGACGACACAGAAGATGCTCTTGAAATGATAAGAGAGTTTGCTGAAAAACACCATACAGTAGCTAAATTAAACCGCACAAGAAATAAAGAAGCAATCGTAAACATTGATGGCTCTGATTTTTATTGCACAATTGCTTTAGGCGATTGTGTTAATCTCCAAGAAAATATAAATTATGACTATCATATTTTTATAAGCGGCAAAAAACTTTCAAGTAGAAAAGATTGGTGGGGATTCACAATTAAAGAGTTTGAAGAAGACTTTGAAGCATTTGACTCTGTATATCACTTCGCTGAAACAGGCTTAAAAGAAAGCAAAGATTGGCGTTTTCAATTTAAAGGAACTGATAGAGATGTATTGAATGAAGCAAATGGCCTTCTTAGTAGTAAAGACCTTGCAGGCGAAAAGTCAAAATATATAGAGCCTCTTAAGACACGCATTAAAAGTGGAAAACCTGTAGTAGTATCAAAAATCCAAAAATCTGATGGTGAACGCTTTGAAATTTTAATTGAACCTACAGAGGAATTGATGAATGCAGAAGGCGCCGACTTTGTTGAAAAACTTAATGCAGAAATTCATAAACAGATGATTGACGCAAAATACATTGAAAAGCCAAGAGATGATGTTATGACAACAAATCTTCAAGAGGCAACACAAGCGTATCTTTTTGAAAAATATTGGCTAAATCCTTTGCAAAAAGACGTTGATTATATCAATACTTTATTCTCAGAAGAATATAGACAAAGTATTGATTGGAATGTTTGTGGTGTAGAATTTGAAAAGTTTATTGAAGATATTAAAAAGCAAACATCTCCAAAAACTTATGCAAGAAGCGGCACTTGGTTGCAGTACTTTATTGCTATTGCAAAGGAAGGCTCAAAAAAGATTCAAGACTTGTATGCAGAAGGCCATAAATTACAAGGCGCTCCTAAGGCATACGCTCGCGGACTTTATTCAAATATTGCTAGCGACGTTGACACATTCTTTTCAAAGTCTCTCTTTAAAAAGCCAAAAGACAGAATAAATAAAGCAGATATTTTGCTTGTATTTGGACCTAACCCAGACCAAACTGCAAAAGAATATATTGATAAGTGTCTTACATCTAAAACGCCTGAAGATTATTCAAAAGTTTGCGATGAAGCGCTTTCAAACGGAACCGTTCTTGGTCTTTCTTTGAAGAAAGGCGGAAAAGAGGTACACGCGGAGCTTCTTGCAGACACAAAGAACCTTATTGCAACAACAACTTCTATAGATGATGTTGTATTTGGCGAAAATGCAGCGACACCTATTTGGTATTTTGGTGAAGATAATGAAAGTAACACATTCAAATCTTTTAAGAAATACTGTAGAAAAGATCATATTGATGACAACTTTAAGTTTATCCCATACACTTATAAAGAGAAAGGCGAGATAAAGCAGGGTGTAACTGCATCGATGTATATACAAGTAAATGAAGCTTATCAAGATAAATTCTCAAAAGAGATTAAAGTTAACGTTAGATCGACAGGCGAAGGTGTTGCAGTTGAAGCTTCAAAAGGTGGTACACAACAAGCACAACTTGGTAAGTGGGGTGAAATCTTAAAAGAAGAAGTGGGTGAATCATCATATTCTTACACAAAAGAAATGACGAATTATAAAAAAATTGAAACAAGAATTAATGCACTTCTCGAATCTTTTAAGAGAATATATGATTCTCCTAAGTCTGACTTAATAATTTGTAAATGCGTTGCATCAACAGGTTATCCTTTAGCAAATGTTGAGTCAGGAAAGGTTGAACTTATAAGTGCACCTATTATTAAAATATCATAAGGGACTAAATAAATATGGAACAGAAAACAGAACAATTTTTAGAGGCTCTTGAAGTCTCAAATAAATATGAAGAAGGACTCGGAGATGTTGTTCATAAAGTAGGTAACACTATAAAAAATGTCTTCGGTACAAAAGCGGGTGCTGCTCAAAGGGCAAATGCAGATGCGCAAACTGCTCAGCAAACTGCACAAACAAATCAAGATACTGCAAACATTCAAGCAGCTTCTGCAGACCAAGCTGCACAGCAAATTATCAACTTGCTAAATAAGGCTTTTAAGAAAGACCTTAAAACACAGGCAAAAAACGATAAGAATGCTGCAAAGCAAAAACAACAACAAGCAGTAGAGGCTCAGAAAAACGCAAATGCTGCACAGCAATCAAAGCCTGAAAATAATGGCACAGAAACAGCAAATAACACAGGAGACGCAAATGCAACAAAATAATTTTTTAGATGCTTTGGACGAAGCTATTAAGTTAAATGAAGGCGTTGCAGAAATGGCGCAAAAAGTTGCAGGCGCTGCTAAAAATGCTGCCGACACAGCAGTTGCTAAAAAGCAAGTAAAAACACAGCAGGCAAATGACCAAGCGAAAGCAACATCTGAAAGTCTTAAGCCTATTATGGATATTTTACAGCCAATTGCTAATGCCCAAAATCAGTTTGATGACAACAGTATCAAACAAATTTCTGACCTTATAAACAAGTTGCCTAATCTTGATAATGGCGTTAAGAAACAAATAAATCAGATTCTTAATCAGCAAAAAACTGTTCTTCAGCAACCTGAACAGCCAAAAGACCCTGCACAGGGTGGTAATCCTGATACACAGAAAGCAGGTGAAACTGTTGACCCTAATAAACAGCCTGCACAAGGGACTGAACCTGCTGTGGCTCCTGCTCAAGGAACAGAAGACAATAAACAAGGCGTTTCAAAAGAAGAACAGCAAGTCGTTAATACAACTACTGCTCAAGCTGCACCACAGATTGCAGCTATGGATGCCGCTATGGAAAAGATTAAACAATTTTCACAGAAATCAAAATATATTGCGGCTGCTGTTCAAGAATGGGCTAACTTTAAGGATGCACTTAATAAAACAACAAACGCTAATAAGGGGTAATAAAGCAGAACTTGAAAAAATAAAAAATGCTGAAAGGAACTTTGATTAAAAAATAAGCGGGCTTAACGCCCGCCTTTTTTATTGTTCAAGTATATTGCAAAGTTCAGTAAACGGAGTTGACGCTTTCCACCAACCGTTTGTACCGTGAAGCAAGTTTTCTTTTACTTCCTCAGGTGTATGCTTTATTAAGTTGCTTATCAAAGTTCTTTTTGGATTTTCGTACTTTGTTTTCACTGCAATATACAAAGACTTTTTATCACGATAAGTGTACACAAGCTTATCAGCCTCTTCTTTGTATTTTGCAAGAAGTTCGTCAAACTCTTTAAGTTTCTGACGGAAGACTTCAACACGAGGCACCAAGTCTGGATTGACAGCAACCAAGTCATCAATTTCACCAGCAACAAAATATCTGAACAAGCGGTTGTCACCATAGTCGTTTGAGTTTGTTTCAAACTTGATACGACGATAATCTTCTGTTTTAATCTTTACACGGTTGAAGTTTTTATCAACTACAACAACACCTTCACCGTTGTCTTTTGCAGTCCAATTCTTCAATGCATCAAGCATTTCTTTTTCAGACTTCCAATCATACAACTGAGGTCTTTCAAAAGGTATGTTCAATTCATCACAGTTGTAAATGTCGTGCTCATCGCCGTTTTGGTCACGGTACATAATAAACCACAACTTTGCATCGTTTACAAGATCAGTGTGAATACGATTCCAAGGTGACTCAAGCTCGAAGCACAAAGTACAATTTGAAGGTAATGCTTTTACCCAATCAGAGTCAACAGTGAAGTGACCATCTTTTGCAAAATACATATCTTCGCCTGAACCAAGTTTCCAAGCTCGTGCAAGGACTTCTCCCATATCTTTCAATACTGGGAGTCCTGGGATAATATCAACAGGAGCACCTGGGCTCATTTTTGAAACACAACGTCCGTTTGACTTGAAGTAAACTTCGTTGTTATATTTGAACATTTCAAAGATCCAGCCATCTCTTTTGTGTGTTACTTTTGCTGAATCCCAATCAATATCAGCAGCGTATTTTTCGCCGAAGTTCCAAAACTTTACAAAAGGAGCACAAATGATTTCACCTGTGTCTTTGTTTACAACAGAACCACGACACTGCATAATTACTTTAAGTAAGTCTTTATTTTTTGGGATGTCAAAAAGACAATACATTGGGACAACCCATTTTGCGTTAAAGTCAACAGGAGCAACAGTTTTCATATAAGGTTTGAGCTTGTCCTGCCAATCTTTGTTATTTTTGATGTAGTCTTCAAGTTCTTTGTAGTTGTTCATTGTTTAACATCTCCGTAATCAAAATCGTAGTTAGCAGCGAGTTCTTCCTGTCTTCGCTGCCATTCATACGCGTCGTTTTCTAACTGTTCCTGAAGAAGCAACTGATTAAGTTGCTCCTCAGTCATTTCCCATTCGTTCATATCGTTTACTATAATATAAAGAAAAAAGCCGGAAAGTTTATCTCCGGCTTCCTTTTTCTTTTTACTTTTACTCTGCTGTAGAGAAGAAGTTGATTAAGTCTGCCTTGTTTGGTACTGACAAGTCAATATCGGCTTCAGCATCGCCTTCAACAACAGGAATTCCTGCAACAGTAAGCAAGTCCTTAAGTACAATGTGGGAGTTCAACTTCTTTGGAACTGCTTCTTTGTAAAGGTCTGTTGTGTTCTTGTTAGGAACACGGCCACCGTTCATAGATTCGTTTGTGAAGTAAAGCTTGTTGTCAATTACACAACCAACCTGATGTTCACCGCTGTCTTCGCAATCAATGATTGTATCAAATACGATGTTTGCAGGGTCAGCCATATAGCCGTAAGATGAACGGGACTTCATTGAGTTGCCAATCATTTCATCTTTTGACTCAACCTGATGGCCATCTGTGAAGTGTTCTTTTGCAACCCAAACCTTAAACTGTGTTGTAGGCTTGTCACCCCAGTAACGATATACTGACAAAGTACCTTCAGGAGCGTCGCCGCTCAAGAAGAAACATTCTGATGCTTCTGGGTTTGCACGAGTCATATCGCCCGAGAACATCAACTGTGTTCCGTCTTTATGACAAGAGTTCCAACCAAAGTTGCGGCCATCGAATGCCTGATAGTGCAAGTCGAAGTCCTGTGTACCCCATTCACCGCGCCAGTAAATACCGAAAATAATATCAGCAGGTGTTTCACCATTTTCTGCAAACTTGACATAGGAACCTGCAGGTATATTTCCAACAAAGTTCTTTTCAGAAGTTGGACATACAAGCATTAAACCCTTAGGCAATTTGACAGACATATGTGAACCGTCTTCTTTTCTGTACTTTTTATGAAGAGACTTTACAAGAGAATCCATCAAAATACAGTACAAGCGTTCGTTGAAATCAGCGTTGTAAGTTGGCTGATAATCTGCACGGATAAATGTCTTACCGTTGCGAATATGGTAGAACTGATTTTCTGGGTGCTGCTTACGATACAAAATTGCTTCCATCAACTGTATCTTACGATAGTTGTTGAGTTCTTCAACCTTTTCAAAAGCTTCAGCCAAGTCATCTTCGTTCTGGTCGATAAGGATTCTTTCCCAAAGACCAACCTTCAATGGCTTATGGTTTTTAACTGCAAGACGACGAATGCGGTTGATAGTTGAAGCAGCACCTGACTTCATAGCAAGGAACAATGGCTTGTAACGCAAGAAAATCTTTGAAAGGTTTTTCATCTGCTCTTCAGTCAAGTTGTTGAGCAAAGTCTGAACCTCAGGGATTGTGCTGCCATAACGGAAAGCCTGAATTGTCTTTTCATTCTTGATAAGCAAAGTTGAACCTGTAATGTAATAAGCAATGATACGAAGCATCGCGAATTCATCTGAAGGCATCTTACCCATAGCAACTGAAAGCAAAGCCTGAGCCTCGCGGTTTGCAACATCATCAAGCTTTACTGATGCTTCAAAGTTGTAATCTTTGATAAACTCAACAGTGTCTTTTACCAAAGTTGAAGACATAGCAATTCCGCTCTTAAGCATACCATAAAGGTCAGCAAAGATTTCTTTAGGCTGAGCAGCGTTGATAAGCTTCAAGTCACCGAAAGCCATAATAGCAGGATCTTTGTTTGGAACGAAGCCATTTCCTTCAACAACATCCTCACCAAACAAAAGTGATACGCCATAAGTTGACATATAATGAAGAGCCTGAGCAAGACAGAGCTCTGTTTCTGAACGTTTTGCAATATCTGACCAAGACTTGAAGAAAGTTGCATTAGGGTTATAAGTCTGCTGTTTCAAGAACTGTATAACGCTGTCAGAACAAGCATTTGGGTGTACCAAATAACCTGCCTTAATTGCAAGTTCATTAACTTTCTTAAACATTTTAGGATCTGCTGCAACCCAAACAGACTTGTTGAGTGCTCCGATAAGATTAGGTGAGAATGATTTCATTTTGAACCTCCAATGTATTCTCTCGAGTGGTAATGGCACGGGCTACAGGATTCGAACCTGTACTTCCTCAATGAGGCGCTCTTCCGGTAAGCTAAGTCCGTAGTTCTTAATAGGAACCACTTATGAAAAAACGGCGGGATGTATAAAGTGTTGTGTACCTTGCGGCACACAGATAGCTGAAGTAATAGGAACATCCGTTGCCAATTGTATTTTATTTAGTAAACCTTACTCAAAAGTAAAGTTTTCTTCCGACATAGTTTTTACAACCTTCTCAAGAAGAGAGATTGCTTCTCTTACATCACTCAATGAATGAAAGCAATAAATAAGTTTTATTGCTTGTGCAATTGTTTCTTTGATTGCTTCGGGCTTATCATAAGTAAACTCTTTTGCAATCAAGTCAGCTTCAAAAGGATCGTAGTATTTACCATTGCCGTAGTAAACAACCATTTGGAAGTCTTTATCAGAATTTTCTTTACAAACACGAACAACTCTTGCTGCAAAGTCCTTCAAGTACCAAATGCTTTTCTTAACGTCCTGACAGGCTTTCTGCTCTTTTGTCAAATCTGCTTCAGCCTTCGAACCCATACGATATAAGTATTTTGACTGACCTACTTCGTTTGCATAAATGTCTTTGTAACCTTTGCTAATCAAAGCAAGCAAGTCAATACACTCAATATGTCCGTCACCCTTTTCATAATGTGATGGGTGATTTACCGCTTTACTGTCATTCATCCTTGTCCTCAAAATATAAAGTTATTATATCATCAATGTGTCGAACATCGATAAGTACATATCCATCTCGAGCGCAAGATTGAATTTCTTCTGTAATTTTTTGTTTAGTTAATTCTGGGTCACCACCGTCATCAAATACAACTCTTGCGAACATAATTTTATATTAACAAAAGTCTTCTTTATTCACAACCTCAACAACAAAATTACCGTACTGAAAAGTACCTGGGCACGGAAGGAATGACTGTTCAGTTTTTGTCCATTCATCATACCACTTGAAAGGCTCACCGTTATTTTCAACATTAAGAGTATCAACAACATTCTTAAGGAATGAATTGATTGGGTCTTTGTAAGTATCAGTTTTACGAACATTGTCTGCCCAGTATCTCATACCCTCTTTGCGAACAAGAACGTGGAAACCACCACCTGTTCTGATGATAACAACTTTACCTTTACCATAAAGTCGATTACCTACATCACGAAGAACTTTCTTTACAAGCTCAACTTTTGCAGGGTCATTCTTTACTTCATCTGAAAAGTCAAAATCAAACTGTGTCCAAAGATGCTGACTGAGGTTTGTGGCGCGGCAAGTTTTCTTGTGAACGTCAAGACCACCAAGCTTTGCAAGCTGTTCAGCAATACCATCTTTATGCTGCTTACGACTTGCATTTACAAGGTCGATAAGAATCTGAAGTGTATGATTCATTTGGTCCATTGCAACTCTGTCTTCACTTGAAGGATTTACATAAAAGTAAAGTACAAGTGAATTGACTGGGTAAGGATCGCCTGTTTCAGTTACCATACCATCGTAAGGGAATTCATATCTGCGGAAGTATGATTTGAACTGAGTGAAATCCCAAATACGATTTTTACCGCGAGGAACAATTACCTGCTCTCTCATCATTTCACCGCGGCCAAGATGAATGCGGGCCCTTTCTTCCATTGAAACTTTCTTTGCTCTTGAAGCAAGACACATAAGATAAGATTCGCCTTCCTGAGGCTTTGTTATAACGTGGTCAAAAAACCATTTAAGTTCATCTTCATTTGCAAGAAATTTATAATTTTCCATATTTTCCTCCTACTTAAGAACTCTTCGACAGAGTGGACATTTGCTGCCAACTTTTCCAAAACCTTTCCAACAGTATTTACAATATGTGTATTTCATTCTTCACCCGCGTCAGCTTCATCGCCAATCAAAACATCCCAGCAATCGGGACAAATACCGCTGATAAACATTTCCCGTAAACCAGCTGAAAGACTTGGGGCGATTTCTGTTAATTTTCTAGGACTTTGTCTCCAATTCAAAAGTTCATCAAATTGGGTTGTTGTAACTGGGATTTCAACTTTCTTTCCGCAAGTTTTACAAATCTTGTACATCACAAACTCCTTTCAAATATAATATAAAGAGAGTTTGATTAAAGTTTAATAATTTTTTCAGAGTCCATCAAATAAGGAATTCTTGCTGCAAGGGATCTTGAACCTACAATGTTACAATCATTATTATAATGTCCTATAACATAATGATTATTACCCAAAAAGAACCTTAAATCTGATGGGATTTCTTGCTTAACGTTTTCAAAGTTGTGTTTAAATCTTTTAAATAATTTATTCAATAACTTAAATTTTGTAAAAAAATTAAACTGATTTCCGTGACATAAAATTCTATTATGATATTCAGCATAATCATAACCATAATAAGGGTCAGTATCGCCGCAAATATAAATTGGATTGTGTTTGTTGATTTCTTTTATTAAGTCTTTATTATTTTCAATTGCAACATCACGACTTGACTGAAAAGTATCGCCTAATAATACGATTGAGTACTGTCTATACGACTTTAATAATTTAATAAGCTCATTTGTTTCATCAATCGGTTTTTCATTCAAATTTAAGTCAGTAATAATTATGTAGGCGTCCTCATTAAGTGTTATACCACTTTTTAATGACGTTTCCATTTTTGCTCCTCAACTAGGATTTAATTAGTCGCAAAATATGATATAAATATTAACAAAAACCTAGTGACTTCATTTGAACTAAATAAAAAGGAAAATTACAATGGAAGGCAATATAAAGGTTTTAACAGACTTTGCAGGTAATCACCCAGGTCTGTTTATTTTTACTATGCTAGTACTTCTTGCGGTCGTTGGCTTAATTTGCTTCGGCCTTTACAAACTTATTATATTTTTTGTAAAGAAAGCTGACTTTGAAGTAAAAGCAGGAGACAAAGGATTTAAACTCAAAGGTAAAGACGACAGTGCAACTGCTGCGCCAATTCAGGAGCCTTTTCACTTTGAGAAATTCTACTCAACTCTTTCTACTATAATACAATACTCAGTCGACACAGGCTATGAAAACAGTAAAAAGCGTCAAGAATTGTTTGATAGTCAAATGGCTAAAATAAGAGACAATTCTGATGTTATTCAAACATTTATTATTGAAGGTTACATCTCAAAAGGTGGAACTAATGTGGACATTGCAAGAGCTTTGTTGTATTACTGCTTCCGTGAAAAAGTTGTCGCTCCTTTCAGACAGATATGTGTTGCTGACCGACTTGCTGAAAAAACTAAAGAGGAAATTGTAAACAACAACAGAAACTTCATCGATACTGCGTATCATAATCTTTGGATTGAGCTTCAGAACTTACTTAATTACTCAAAAGAAAACTCAAGTCTCAGTTCAGACATTTTGATTGAATGCTTAAAAGAACAAAAAGATTACTTTAAGAAGATGCTTATAAGTTCTTTGGAGTACGCATATGATGAAGCTGTTAAATGCTTAAAAGAAGTACATAATAACAACGACGTTCTTGACGATAAGATTAAGAATGTTCTCAAGATACATTTTGATAAAACTGTAAACAGTGAGGACTTACCGGAGACATTGATTGACGAGGACTTAATAATGCCTCCGAATAACGTTGTGGGAGTTTAATATGGAACAGACTCTATTTTTTATTGAAATGATTTTCTTGACTCTTATACTAATCAAGACAATCTTCAATAAAAAATACTATCTTAAGACAGGCGGATTTTGGTTTTATATATTCTTTGCGGCTTTCTATGGTACCTATAGATACTTGTACTGTTATGCGCCTATTGATAAGTTTTTCGATATGATTAAAGACCTTGTATGCATAGGCGCTTTCACTTATCTTGAAAAGTATTATTTTAAAGAAACCTTTAACACCAAAAGTAGATCGTTATATAAAAACTTACAAAGAAGAAACCGTGTTACTGCTGCGTTTTCAATAAGTTCAACTGCAGTTCTTATAATTGTAGCACTTATGGTTGGTCTTTATACAATAACTGATACATTTCATTATTTTGCAGTTGCTGCGCTTACATTCATTTGTGCAGATATGATTGTGTTCTCACTTAACTCAACAAAAGATCGAAAGCCTTTATACATTTTATTTATTTTACTTGAGTTGATACAGCAGCTTATATTGTCATTCAATTTTACAATGTGTTGGAATTACGTTATCGTTGGTCCTGTTTTAGCAACAATTAAAATACTCCAATGTGCAATACTTTTTTATAACGTACTCTTTGTGAAAGAGGTGATATATGAGTGAATTGATTAGTTTAATAATTTTTATCATTGTTGATGTATTTGCTGCTCATTCTTTCCCACAATTTTACGGAGCGGTTATGAATACAACATCAGCAGTTTGCATTATTTATGTTCTCTTCTTAAGAACTTATATGTTGTTGATAAAAGATAAGACAATATCAACAAATAAGAAGAACTTTCTTATGTCCTCAACTTATGCAATAATGACCTTTAACGCAATTATTGCAGTTATGTTTTATCATATGAATATGTCACCAAGAGGAAGAGCATTTACACAGATATTTACTTACACTGCAACATTATTGATGTTAGGCTTTACAAAATATAATGAGTTTAAAGATCGTAAGCTTTATGGAAAAGTTTACACTGTTCTTACTTGCATCGACATTTTATTTATAGGAGCTTACCTAATTGTTGACTATATTGTAACGCCTAATGACTTTGTTGAAAATCACGACAATGCGCTGTTTAAGTTATGTTTGTTATTTATACCTATAATGATTAACAACTGCATCATTTCGTACTTCAAAGATTATTGGCTTCATAAGAAAGTTTTGGTAAGTAAGTTGACAACAAAGATAAAGACAAATAAAGAAAGAAACTTGTTAATTGAAGGGCGTGATATGTACAACAGTCGAACACTTAGAGAGGTTGCTTATGTTCTTGATAATGCTCCGATAAGATTGATTGAAGTTGCACATATCATAAAGATTACACACGACATAATGATTGCAAACAAAAGATCGAC